GCCTGCCCCGCCGATGCACTGGAGCGGCTGCTGGCCCTGGAGCCGAACGCGGATAACCTCAAGCGCTGGCAGGAGTTGAAGGCCGAGCCGCTGCGGAAACTGGAGATAGAGCACGTAGACAACTCCTTTTACTGGGCGTGGATGACCGACGCAGACGGAAACCTGCACCAGGTCGGGCCGCAGTTAGATCACCCGTACGAGCTGGCCGACTGGTGCGAGCGTAACGGGTTTGCATGGGAGGTTATCGGGGCGACCGGGGACCCGCTGGTGGAACTGGCGGCATGGAGGGCGGGGAAATGAGCGTCCTGCGTTTCTGGTTCACGTCCGATAAGGCCCGCAGCATTCCGGAGGCTGTATTTTTCGACGCGTGCGCCCCGCACGAGCAGTGCAAGCCTAGCCGGGCGGACGGGAATTCCCGCCAACCCCGTCCGCGCTATGTGATCGTGGAGGCGAGCAGAGAGGACGAGGCAGCACTGCGCGAAAGCTGGGAAACTGGAGAACCGGTAGAAATCGCCGGCGTACGGTTTGAAATGGCGGTTATCGCGCGGCGCAGAGGCTGGTTTTCTCCGGCGCTGGTTCGAGGGGTGGAGATGAGGTAGGGATCCGGTGTCTAGGGTGGCGATAGGGAGCTATGAAAGCCCGGCATCGCCACCCCGGTTTCGACCAATACCACGTTGGGTTTTACCGTTGTCTGAATAGTATAATAGTAATTAATAATAATCTTTATATAATAGAATACATATAAGAGAGTAGGGCTACAGCACCATGGCCCACCGCCACGGCGGGACGAGGAAAAATCTATCCCTATCTCCACCCATGTCAGCTAGACATAGCCTCAAAGCCGCGCAGTTACTGGCGGGAGGGATGTTCGAGATATCCCTTTAGCCCTTTCGGTTCTCCCCCGTAGACACTCAGCAAACCCCCGTGTACACTGGCCCGAGTATCTCTACCAGGCCTAAACATGGACCTTTTTCTACTAAACGCGCTTTTCCGCTACTGCCCGAAAACCGGCCGACTGTACCGGGGGCGTAAGCTCGTCCCGGGGACTCCGGTTTACCCAGGCAGCAAAACACTGGTCGTGGGCGTAAAGGGCAAAATGCAGAACTACGCCCGCATCTGCTTCCTGATGCACTTCGGATACCTCCCCGCGCACGTCCGGCACCGCGACCGCGACCCGGGAAACAATCGTCCGGACAACCTTTACGACCCTGCGGCCGAAAAGAAGCCCGAGAAAACAAAACAGAAGTTTCACGAGGGGAAATTCCCGGGAGTCTGCGTCATGCGGTGCCAGCGCACCGGAAAGCACCGCGGGTATCAGGGCAGTATCTACTTTGGGGGGAAAAGACACCGCACGCCCGTAGTGGAAACCCCGGAACTGGCTAGGGATTTGCGCCTGCTACTGGCCGCGCAGGTAGAATGGCTGGCATCACAGAAGGAAACCGCACAATGACTCCCGAGCAGATCGCTCTCCTAGAAGCACTAACGCCGCTGCAGCGCGCCGTCTGCACTCGCGTGGCTGGCGGTATGGCGCAACGGGAGGCCTACATGGCCGCAAAGGCCGCAGCGGGCCGACCGTGCACCGCAGCCGTGGCCGACGCCGCTGCTAGCCGCATGTTAGCCGCCGTTAAGCCGGCCGCGTTTCTGGCAGCAATGCAGGTGCAGGCAGTCCGTAGCGCGATTATGGAAAAAGAGGAGGCGGAGGCACTGCTAACCGCTATGGCGCGCACGAACCTGTCCGACCTGGTGGAATGGGCGCGCTACCCTATCGCCTCGAGCATGGAAACCGGAGAGGTGACGGAGTGGCAGACGGGCTGGCGGATTAAGGACTCGGTAGAGCAGGACCCGGAGAAAATGGGGATGATCGCCGAGCTGTCCGCCGGGAAAGACGGCATCAAGGTAAAAACCCACGACCGCCGGGGCGCACTGCAGCTCCTGGCAAAACTGAAAGGCTGGGAGGCACCGCAGAAAATCCAGGCGACCGTTACGGCTAAGCCTGACGCTACGATGACCCCGCAGGAGGCCGCCCGGGCCTACCAGGACCTCATGAGCCGAGAGTCCTAATGCCTATCCCGTTTCCGTTCGACTTCAAGCGCCCGGACTATCCGGAGGTGTTCGCCTGGCGGGCCGAGCGCCTGGAGCGCCTGCGCAAGAACCCGGCGGCGCTGCCCGGGCTGCTGACCTACTACCGCGACAACCCCGCGCAGATGATTACCGACTGGGGCTGCACGTTCGACCCGCGGAACGCCGAGCGCGGCCTGCCCCCCATCATCCCGTTTATCCTGTTCCCGCGGCAGGAGGAGTGGGTGGACTGGTGCATGCGGCACTGGAAAGACCAGGAGCCCGCGCCCACGGTGAAATCCCGGGACATGGGCCTGTCCTGGCTGACCATGGCAACGGCAAGCTGCCTGGCGATCACCCACGACGACCTGGTCCTGGGGTTCGGCTCCCGGAAAGAGGAGTACGTGGACAAGATCGGCAGCCCGAAATCCCTGTTCCACAAGGGGCGGATGTTCGTCTCGCTCCTGCCGCCTGAGCTGCGCGGCGGGTTCTCGCTGGCCACGTCCGCCCCGCATATGCGCCTGATGTTCCCCACGACCGGCTCTGCGATCATTGGTGAGGCTGGCGACGGTATCGGCCGGGGTGACCGGGCGTCGATCTACTTTGTGGACGAGGCAGCGTTCCTGGAGCGCCCCCAGCTCGTCGAGGCGTCCCTCTCGCAGACGACCAACTGCCGGATTGACATATCAACGCCCAACGGCCCGAACAACCCGTTCGCGGAGAAAGCCACGTCCGGCAAGTTCGACACGTTCCGGTTTCACTGGCGGGACGACCCGCGCAAGGACGACGCCTGGTACGAGAAGCAATGCCGCTTGCTGGATCCGGTGACCGTGGCGCAGGAAATCGACATTAATTTCTCAGCCAGTATCGACGGCGTGTTGATTCCGACGACCTGGGTACAGGCTGCGATAGGGGCCGCAGAGAAGCTGGGCGTCGATATGCGGGGCGAGAAGTCCTCAGCCCTGGACGTGGCCGACAAAGGCAAGGATACGTGCGCACAGGGCCTTCGCGACGGCCTGGTTCTGACTGACGTGGACGAGTGGCGCGGGAAAACCACAGAGGATATCTACGGCACGACGATTCGCGCTTTCGAGAACTGCGAGCGCTGGCAGACGCATTTCCTTCGGTTCGACTCGGACGGCATGGGCGCCGGCGTGCGCGGGGATGCGCGAGCGTTGAACGAGGGGCGCTCGTCGCAGATCGAGGTGGACGGGTTCAACGGCGGCGGGGCGGTGGTTGACAAGGACCAGGAGTTTATCAAGGGCTACTGGGACGACTCGGGCCAGTATCACCCAGGCCGCACGAACGGGGAGTTTTTCGATAACTACAAGGCGCAGTGCTGGTGGGCGCTGCGCGAGCGGTTCCGCCTTACCTACGTGGCAGTCACCGAGGGCGGCGAGTACAACCTGGACGACCTGATTAGCATTTCCCCGACCATCCCGCTGCGGGACAAGCTGTGCGCCGAACTGAGCCAGCCGGTCTACAAGAAGACCAGCCGCGGCAAGGTCCTGGTGGACAAAGCGCCGGACGGCACGAAGTCCCCTAACCTGGCGGACATGGTGATGATGCTCTACGCGCTGCAGTCCCAGGTAGCGCCGCCGGTGTCCCGAGTATTCAAACGCAAGAGGGCAGCATGATGGCCATTTTCACAGTAACGAACGGGTCCCGCGTGCTGACAGTGCGGGCCGCCTGCCGGACCTGCGCCCGGCGCGTAGCCGTGGAGTACATCGCAGCCACCGGGCCGACCGCAGACTGGCGCGATCCGGAGCAGACGCGTATAGCCTTGGTAGGGCCGGACAGTGACCGTTCGTCGGGAGTGTTGACAGACTCAGAAGGAGGCCCTATAGTGAGCGCATAGAAAACAGAAGGACGCGCTCCAGATGGCTAAAATTCTAATCGGCTACTCGGCCTGCCCTCTCACTCGGGCATCGTTCGAGCGGTTCGGGCACGACGTCTGGACGTGCGACCTACTGCCAGCGCGGGACAACTCACCGAAGCACTTCGAGTGCGATATCTGGGAGGTTGCCGAGCGCCCGGACTGGGACATGGGCATTTTCCACCCTATGTGCACCGTGCTGACCACTGCAGGCGCGTGGGCGTTCGAGGATCCGGACTTTGAGCGCTGGCCGGGCGTCGGGTATCACCAGCGCGTAAAGCCGGAGACCCTGACCGGGGCTGCCCGCCGAGCGCAGCAGGCAATCGAACTGGAAAACTTCCGGAAGCTGCTGGCCCTCCCCTATCCGAAGGCCATAGAAAACCCCGGGGTGTCGTTCATCAATACCGCGATCCGCCCGCCGGACCAGTGTATCCACCCGCACCAGTTCGGCGACGACGCGAGCAAAAATACCGGCCTGTGGCTGGACCGCCTGCCGAAACTGCAGCACACGAAACACATACCGCCTCGCTGGTGCCTGCAGAAGTCCGGAAAGACCCTGCCGCGCTGGTCTAACCAAACGGACGGTGGGTGCAACAACCTGCCCCCGGGCCCTAAACGCTGGTTACAACGCTCAGCAACCTACCCGGGCATCGCCGAGGCCTTCGGCGTCCAATGGGGGTGGCTATTCCGGTAATCAACTGAGCTATTGACAGCCGCCTAGCATTAGCCCTACAGTGCGCCCAAGGCCAGTTGACAAGGCAGCGGTAGCAAAACTGAGCCAGGGGCGTGCTAGGGTCCGCGACGGAGAACGGGCTGAACGTTCTAGCCGAGAGTGAGGTATCAGCCGGACAGCCGCGCCGGTGGCGCAAAAGCGGCACGCTTTGATAGACCGATTCACCTCCAGGATTAGTCCCGGGTGTAGGTCAGGGTGGAAAAAGCCGGAGGAGCTACCGGCCAGATTCGGTCTATCAAAGCGTTTCCCACCGTGAGTAGCTGTGCCGCAGTTCCCGGGCCATTGTGTGCCGTGGGTCGGTTGCGAAAGGGTGGGAACGCCTCTAATTTATTGCAGCTGTAGCTCGGTTGGTTAGAGCGCCCGCCTGTCACGCGGGAGGCCAGGGGTTCAAGTCCCCTCAGTTGCGCCATTTTATGCGGTTAGGGCTGGACGCTATCTCTGTTCGACTCAGTTCATAGCCTGCCGGATGCAGGTGCTCCGCTACAGCGGGGCGTTCGGGTTCGATTCCCGACTAGCCGCCACCTAACAGTTATCCGGAACACAATTAGCCCTGGCGTAAAACCCGGGGCTTTTTATTTGACAGAACTAACAGGGCACCCCATACTGCGCGCACACCCACTCAACGAGTAGCCGAAATGACCTTCTCCTACACCGACGACGCTATCGTCTCCACCAGCCCGACCGGGCGCCACCTCTCCAACGTTATCAAGCGCCCCGTAGTCCTCATGTCCGGCTGGAACGAACACGCCGAAGCGGTCTGCAAGGTGCTGAACGAGTCGACCGCAGCCAGCAGCATTGGCGGAACAATCGGCACCCTGTCGTACCAGGTTGACCCGGAGCCATCCCTGGCCGAGCTGATAGCGGAAGGCTACTTCAAGCCAGTGCCGGCTGACGTCCTAGGCCTAAACTGGCCGAAAGCTTATGACTTCTCGGCACTCGAAGCCCGGGCCACCCCCGAGCAAGTCCGCAAGTGCGAAGGCCGCGAGGACTTCAAAACCCTCCGCAAACTGGAGGCCCTAGCGATCCTGAAAGACGCGCTGAAAGACCGGGACGCTAAGCTGGCTGCCGTGACCGCCGAACTGGAGGAGCTGCAGGCGAAACCAGTAGAGGTTACCGCTGACCTGGCCCGCAGCCTGTTCTACGCAGTACCTGGCGCTACTTACCCTGCCGGCCTTTCCACCATCAAACGAGTATAACGGGATGAAAAGCACTGAGTTCCTACAAGCGGCAATTGACGTGCAGAACCAGCGGGCCGCGGACTACGACTCGCCTGGCGGGGAGCGCAGCATGGGGCAGACCGTCCAGGCGTTCAACGCCATAACCGGCCGGGACCTGACCGAGGCCGAGGGCTGGCTGCTGCTGCAGGTGCTGAAAGACGTGCGCCAGTGGAGCGCTAAGGGCTACCACCACGACAGCGCACTGGACGGTGTGGCGTACTCGGCGTTGAAGGCTGAGGCGCTGTGCAATGCCCCGCGGCCTATCCCGACCGACGCTGCGTACCTCCAGGCGGTGCCATTTGATCCTAAAGACCAGGCCCAGTGGAGGCCGGGGGATAAAGTGCGCGGCGGTTCAGGCACGCTGTACACCTTTGAGTCTCTAAACGTTAACGGGGATACGTATGTACGGGAGACAAAAGCCCCGCTCGAAACTAAAAGCATGGTGTGGGTTTCTCGCCCGGAGCCTATGATGCCTTACAGCCCCCGCAACATAACGGTGCACCCATGACCGCCCTTGCTGATATGACCGACTGCGAACTGGTCCGCGTGGCTGCGTTCAACATCATGGAAATCCGCAACCGGGAGGCCCCGCTGGACGAAATGCTGCGGGCGTTCAACCGGGGCGAAATGAAGGCCATCACGATTCGGGCCTACAATCGCCGGGCCGGCCTGTGGACCGCTGACGAATTTGCTAACGAGGAAATGACACGGTGTACACTCTCCGGGAGATAAACCTGGAGTCACGGAAATGCCGATAGCACACGTAATACCCAACGGGCAGACCGTCACCGCGAATATGGGTGGCGGTTACAGCGGAGGCATTGTCTCCTTTCAGTTCTTCGACGCGGGCGGCGCTCCGGTAATTCCGGTAGGTGTCCCCCGCGTTTTTCGTACCGGCAGTTTGGTAGAGGTGCAGGTCTACCAGTTCGCCCGGAACGAGTGGCGATTCAACGGGGTGACGCCTTTTGTGCGCGTCGACATGACTGGTGTTACCGGCTTCACCTCGTACACGGCGACGGTGTGGCGTACGGAGCACGACCTGGCAATGACACCCGAGGGGGCATTTAGTGGCCTGCGCGCAATGACCTTTCAAACCTACGACGAGGCCAACAAGAAGAACGGCAGCCAGTGGGAGGCGTCCCGGCTGATTAGCATTGCCAGCAACGATCCGGCCAGCAACGCGTTTTCTATCATCCTTACCGGCGCCCTGCCGGTAGACCTCAAGTCGCGGGTGTTCGGCTACGATGAGCTCGGGGTGATTGGCAGGATCTATAAGGGGCCGACGTACACTGGCGGTACTGAGGATCCATGGTTCAACATGAACCCTCGTTTCCAGGGCGCCCAACCGCTCGCCAAGTTGCTTACCGGCTTCACGCTGACAAACAACGGGACCAAGTGTGGGGCGGATATCGTCGGCATTGGACCAGCCAGTGCACAGGGTCGCGGGTCAACGCCTCGAGAGTTCGGGAATAACCGCATCCTGGACGAGCCGAACACGGCCTACCTGCTGGAAATTCAAAGCCGGAACGGGACTGCGCAGAACGTTTACGCCCGGCTTGAAATATACGAGGGCGGACTGGACTCTCCTTTAGGCCTCTGACTTCCCTTCGCGGGCGGTCTCGACGAACTTCGCTCGGGCTGCCTGCGTCCTTTCCACCACGTCCCCGAATACGGGTGTGCCATCAGCGTTTAGCAGCATTTCGGACGGGGAGCACTTGCAGTTGTTCCTGCGCCCAGGCTTCGCGGCGTACCACTCCCGTTCCTCCTGAACCGTGCAGATAACCCCGTGCCGCTCGGCATGGTCGACCCGAGTAGTGGGGCTGAGGGCGCTAAGGTGCATGACACCGACCAGGATACCCAACGACTGGGCGTCCTCAGTCTCGGCCAGCCTGCCCTCGCGCAGAGCCTCTCCCGTCTCAGTCCGTGCGATGTTCCTGGCCCGGCGCTCGACAATGCCGGTGGAATCGGTGATCCTCCGGGCAATCTCCAACGGCCCCACCCCGTCCGCCAGCCCCTGCGTGAGCGTGCGCGCTAGGGTGGTCGCAATGTCCGAGGTAATGCCGGCCATGTCGTTAAACACCCGGCCGCGCAGCATGGCCAGGCGCTTCAAGTACGGCGGAGAGGTCAGCAGCGTTTCAAGCGGGCGGGCCTCGGCGTACAGCTTGGACTGGTTGGCAATGCTGGCGTTAGCCTTGCCGGTGCCCTGCTGATAGGCCGGCTTGATATAGCCGGTGAACAGCCACAGCCCACCGCGGTTCATGATTTGCGCCACCACCTGCCCAAGGTCGGCCAGCAGCATTGCCACAGCGTCCGGGCTCGTCAGGAACTCGTATTGCTTAGCGTTCACCGCCAGAAACGTGATGTTGTCCAGCGAGTCCTTGTAGGCCTTCCCACATTCGCCCATGCGCTTGGACATTTCGTTCATGGCGCCGCGCTCGCGACGATCTTGGCCCGAAGGATTTGCAGGGTCAGAAGGTAGAATCGGCTTTCCCATGTCGGGTTCCTAGATGGACGGAGAGTGCGCCCATGATACACTGTTCGAGCGGATAGACCGGCCAGTCGAACCGGTGCAACGCTGAGCACCTTTCCGCAATTCCTATCGGCGAGACCTTCAGCGAGGTTCAAGTGCGAATTAACGTAGGCTATATCTGGCCAACTCCTAAAAGTTTTATTAGAGCAGTTTCGCTACTTCCGGACCGAAACGGCCATAGGGTTTTTTCATTAGAATGCTCTGTTTGTTCTCAGGACTCGGAACTATGGCCCCCTGGAAATATCGTAGGGAAAGTTACAAAGTTAAACCGAGGGGTCATCCCGTGTGGCTGTTCCGCCAACCCTAAATGGTCAACCGCTCAAAACGTGGTAAGAGCCCGAAGGGCTGCAGCTTCGACCGGCCTTCGGATTGAGAAGTGGCTAACGCCTAGCCGGCTGCTATTAACTTGCATAGCTCACGGGCCTTTAGAGAAAAGCCTAAAGCATCTAGTAACTGGTGGCACGGGCTGCCTCGCCTGTTGGCATGAGGCGCTAAGGCTGCCGGCTACAGAGGTCTCGCGTAGGTTGACTGAACGGCAGGCTGAAACCGGCGTCCAAGTTCTATCCCGTACAGGGTCCCGACTTAAACTTAAATGCCCGCAACACGGAGAGTATGAGACAAGTATTGACGCTTTTGTTAGGCAAAAGTGCGGATGCCCTAGCTGCGCTTTCGGCGGGTTTAAGCCTCACAAGAGGGCAGCACTCTATGTACTAAAGAGCGACTGCAACGGCTACATAAAGGTAGGCATAAGCGGGAGTATTAAAAGGCGCATGCAGAAATTACACCTCCAGACTCCTTTTTACTTTACGCTCGAAAAGGTCGTTAGGTTAAATGGGTTCAAAGCCTTACAACTAGAGAAGTTAGTGCACGATACTTTTGAAAGTGCCGGCTTATGCAAGTTTGACGGGGCAACCGAGTGGCTAAAAGCTAACCCCGCCATTCTCACTTTCATTCAAACCGACTCCTAAGCCTCCGGGCCGTCTTCACCGAGCTTTCCGGCGTCCTCTGCTTCGAAGCCTGCGGCCACCTGGATCTGGTCCGGGGTGTACACCACGTCGCCGGTAATGGCGTTGGCCTGGTTGGTTTGCGCCATCTTGAGCGCAAGTTCTGCGCGGTCCGTGTTGGTCGGCTCGGCCAGGTCGTCCCACATAATCGTAATCTTGCCGGCAGGTTTGATGGCCTGCACGTCCTCCAGGTGGCGCACGAAACCGCGAATCTCCCGGGACACTTCGCCCTCGCGGTCGCCCTGGCACCGTTCGTTAAAGTCGCGGATATCCTCGACACTGGCGCGCTCGCCGGTCTGACTGCCGACCACCAGGCGCGCGGCGGTTCGCCACGAGGCCATGGCCACCTGCAGCGATACGTTGAACGGCTTTTCAGGGTCCGGAACGGTCGCGACGATGGGGGTTACGGTGGCACCCTGGGTGGCCAGCATCAGGTCGTTACGGGTGTTCAGCGCCTTGACCTGGTCGTTCAAGTCCTCGGCCACCTCGTCGTCCGGCTGGTTCGGCTTAGTCGGCACCGCGTCCGACTCGTAGTTGATATGCAACTGGCGCGCGGCGTTCTTTAGGTAGCCCTCGCCGGAGCCGCCGGTAACCTTCTCCATATCTACGAAAGCGTTGTACCCGGACTCGAGCTTGGATCGGCCGCGCTTGTAGTCGCCGACAATGTAAAGGCGGGACGGGTGCAGGGCGGTGGGCGGGTCGTTCTGCAGGTCGGTCGCGTCGAAGCCGGTCGGCGTGTAGTTCCACAGGGTGACGTTGCCCATAGAGTCCCGCTTAGCTGGCTGCAATTGGCCTCGCCATACTGGCACCAGGTCCTGCAGGATAGCGTTAGCTTTGACCTCGTCGGATAGCGCGCCGTCGTCGTTGGCAAACTTGAGGATAAGGCCGGACCAGGCCCCCACCATGCGCATGGCATAGGCCTCTTTGAAATACCACCACAGGTCGACGTCCTCGGCGAGGGTCTGAAAGTCCTTTTCCCACGGGGAGGTGGGTTTCTTCTCGGACTCTTTCGGCCCCTGGATAACCCACGGGGCGGTCTGGAAAACCTTCTCGGCTACCCGGTCCACCACGCCAGCGGCCACGCCGTGCCGGGTGTACAGGTCGTAGAAGTCCCGGAAGCCGAGTTTTTCCTTATAGCCATATTCTGCCCAGGCGTCCGGACGTTTGTTGTCCAGACCCATGGTGCGGACCATTCCCGCGCGTGCGCGTTCGTCAGGGGTCGCCATGCGTAAAGCTCCGGTTTGCGTTATGATTGGCGCAGTTTAACCCATTGGAGGCCCCGACATGCGGGAGCTACGCGTAAACGCCTTTACGGCGGTCGATAACAGCAAGATCCGCCGGGAAACGGTAGACGGCCGGGACTACATTATCGTCCCGAGCTCCACGCTCCCGCCTAATATCGTGATGAACGACATCTTGTACCCGGCCGAGGAAACGGCCCGTACGTTCATGCAGCTAAACAACAAGTTGGCGCCCTTGGGGCACCCTAAAGACGCAAACGGTAACTGGATCAGCGCTGGCAGCCCTACGGCCATCCACGCAAACCATGTCGGCGCGTTCAATCGTAACGTTACCCTGGGCGACGACGGCCGCGTGCACGTTGAAAAGTGGATTGACGTTCTGTACGCCAACGCAACCGAGCGCGGGCCCGAGGTGATTGCGGCTATCGAGGCCGAACAGCCTATTAGCACGTCGGTAGCAGTGTGGCTGCGCGTCCATCCGGTGGCCGAGGGCCTGCCGTACAAGGGCCGCGCGGAGTACCTGGAAATCGACCACGACGCTATCCTAATCGGCGAAGCCCCGGCCGCCGGTATCGACCAGGGCGTGGGCCTGTTCGTGAACGTCGACACCGGCACTCTCGAAGGCATGACCAGCCAGGAGAAACACGAGGTGCTGCGTGCTGCTGGCATGGCCCGCTGGCCGATGTTCCACGCGTGGCTGGCAGACTTCACCGACGCCACCGCAGTGTTCGAACTGGAGCAGCGCGAGGGCGGCCCTACCCCGGCCCAACGGTACAACGCGGTGGACTACTCGTTCGTCGGCGCGGTGGCGGTGCTGAGTGATGAGGTAAAAGCCGCAGTACGTAAAGCCCAGTGGCAGATTTTCGCTAATAGCGTTTTCAACCGTGGCGCGTTAAACTTTGACCTGCAAGAAGTTTCCCCAACTACCCAGGAGGCTGTCGATATGACGCCGGAACAGATTAAAGAACTGCGCGAAGGTATCGGCGCCGACCTGAAAGTTAACGCCGTTGCGGCAGTAACCGAAGGCCTCGACCCGGTGCTTAAGCGCCTGGAAGCCCTGGAAAACCAGGTCGGTAAAGGCGAAGCTGCCGAGACCGAAGCCCTGCGTACCGAAGTGGCTACCCACGTCGGCGCCGAAGCCGCTGCAGAACTGTCGGTAAACGCCCTCAAGGCGACCCTGGCTAAGTTCAAGCCGGCCACCGACGTGCAGACGGGCACTCTCGCCACCAACCGCAGCACCTCCGGTGCCCGCGAGTTCAAACCAACCGCGATGCCGGAATAAGGAGCAGCCCATGGCTACTGTAGGCGTACCGAATAAAGTATGGCGTGGCGGGGTTCATCGCACTACCCCGGAAACCACCGAAAAGATCATCAGCACTGCCGCTGCCCGCCTGCCGGGCTGCGTGGTGAAACTGGACGGCACCGGCGCTGTTCCAGGTCTGCCGGTTTACGTTTGGGGCGAGCAGCTCCACGGCGGAATCGACGACGTGCCGGTAGCTACCGACACCCAGCGCCTCTACAACACTCACAGCGGCGACCTGTTCACCGGCCGTGCAGCTGCGGGCCTGACCGCTGGCGAAGACGTGCCGTACTCGGTCAACGCTACCGGCCGTTTGATTGCCTTGGTCGCGGATACCGACCCGGTCTGCTTCGGTGACGCTGGTTTCTCCGGTGCTACCACCGCAGATCAGCGCATCGCTATCAAGTTTAAGTAAGGGGAAAGCCATGTCTTTCATTTTCACCCAGAAACACCAGGCCGGTAACCCGGGCTTGGCGCGCCAGTGGGACGACGTCCAGGCGCTGCGATACTACTTCGCAGTTAACGAGGATCGTTTCCCAGACGTAGGCCGCGCGGGCGGCTCCGTGCTGCAACTGGCGGTAAACGCCGGCCGTGATATCGACGCCGTGTGGCGCGACTTCGACGCCCAAACCACCACCCTGGGCCGTGCTCCGGATTCCATCCTGCTGGCTGACCTCGCGCCCCTGGCCCGTTCGGTCAATATCGGCAAGATCGTTTCCGAGTACCGTCGCACTAACGGCGCGTTCTCCGCTCAGTCGTCTATCGACGGCCAGCACAAAAAGCCGATGGATAAAGGTACCTACGACTTCGACGGCACCGTTATTCTGGTGCACACCGGTCAAGTCGGCCGCACCTGGCGCGAACTGGAAGGCGAGCGCTCGGAAGGCTTCGACGGCCTGCTGGAAGACCAGTCGGGTTCCATCCTCGAAGTGCAGGACCAGTCCGCGCGCTACATGGTGAACGGCGATGTCTCCAAGGTCTACAAGGGCTACAAGGGCCACGGCATCAAAACCAGCCCTAACACCCTGGCAGTAAGCTTGGCCACCGGTGGCCTGGGCATCACCGCGGTGGACTTGACCTCGGGTTCTCTGACCCTGGAGCAGGCTAACAACTTCTTTATCCAAGTCGTTGCGGCCATGCGTAACCAGTTCGCCACCGGTGCGGTGAAGTTCTACACCTCGTCCGCAGTAATGCAGAACCTGTCCCGCATGGGTGGCGTGGTCGGTTCTACTCGCTCTATTCTTTCGATCCTGAAAGAAAACCCGGACATTCAAGATATCGTTTACGACCGGAACTACACCGGAAACGAAATCACCGGCGTTATCCTGGACCAGCGCTATATCCGCCCTGTAGTCGGCATGCCGATGACCAGCACCCCGATGGTTCGTCAGACTCCAATGGACGACTTCCAGGTGTTGAACTGGACCGCGACTGGCCTGCAAATCAAGGCCGACAGCGCGGGCAAATCCAAGGGCGTTTTCTACGGAGCACCGGCGTAATGTCTAAAACCACTCGTTACATCCTGACCGCGGCAATCGGTGACGCTCTGCCAGGCTCCACGGTAGAGCTGACCGACGCCCAGGCAGAAAGCCCGCTCTACGCCTCCCGCATCACCCAGGGCGGCGCTGCACGTTCTATCGACGACGTCGAGGACGAGCTGGCCCAGTACCTGGCCGACGGTAAGGCGAAAGTCGACACCGCCGTAGCCGGTTACCTTTCCGAGGCTGAGGGCAAGGCGGCACAGATCGTCTCCGACGCCGAAGGCAAAGCAGCGGAACTGGTTAAAGCCGGCGAAGCGAAGGCAGCGGAAATCGTACAGGCCGCCCAGGCCGAAGCGATGAAACTGGCGACTGCACCGAAGAAGTAAAAAGCCTGCACAAAGAAAAGCCCCGGGGTCTGAAAGGACTGCCGGGGCTTTTTGTTACTTGGCTACCAGTCTTCTAAGCTTTTCCCAGGTAGCGCACTCCTCGCAAACTGTGCCCTTCGGATGCCTTGAATCGCCGTCCCACAGGCCTGCTACTGCGTGGCCGTGCCTTGGGGACCCGTGTTTCTTATGGCGTTTCAGTAACTGCTTAACGGTCCTGCGCAGTTCACCCATTTACAGTTTCCTCAGTCTATCCAGTTCAATTTTATCGAGGCAGGCGTAGCGTATGTCCTGCCCGGCGAATTTGTTAAGCACGTTCATGGCCTGCGCGGCCTCCCAGCACTCGTCCGCGGTTTTCAGCGAGTACTTACTGGAGGCGTCCAGGTATGTGCAGCCCGTGGTGTCACATAGCGCACCGATGAGCAGGAGGGCTGCACCGGCCACCTATTCGTCCCCCTCGTCTGCAAAGAAGTTCGCCGAACGGATGCGCTCCGCCTCTCGGAACCACCGCGCCAGGAAGTACTCAACGCGAGACAGCGACTCCGGGGAGTGGAACGCGTCACCCGAAAAGAACGCCGCGTCAATGGTGTCGAGCGCATGCTCGTCGGATGGGTGCAGAGTGGTTTCGTCGTGCGCGGCGGAAACCTGGCCCAGCAACTCTGCGCGCTGCTCCCCGAGCTTTTCTATCAAGGTGTTGCGTTCTGCCGCAGTAAGCCCCCATCCGCAGTACCCGAGGCCCTCAACGGTACCCCCGTCGTACTCCATCGTGGTGCGGGCGTTCCACACTTTCAGTTTGATTCGGTCGGTCGGTCGCTTAGCCATCACTCGTCCTCCTCGGCCATCAGGCTTTTAGGGATGGTTTCCAGTACCCCCATTACGATTTTTTCTGCCTTCTCGGCGTCTACCAGTTCGAAAGCCCGCTCTGCCTTGTCCCACTCGGTGCCGTTCTCGTCGGCCTCGAATTTGAAAGCCGAGGAGCAGACGCCCAGGCCAGGTGGCTGGAAGTACAGCCGGACCTCCGGCCCGTTCTCCTCGTCGTCCAGCTTTACGAGAACCTGGCCAACGGTGTCGAATTGAAACAACTTTGCGAAAATTCCCATTACTTTAGTGCTCCGGTTTAGGTAGACGCATAATGCGCTCGCCTTTCCGCCCTGTCAATAGGGATAGGAAGGGATCCGGTAGAGACGACGCCCAGCATGTCCACCCCTGCGGCAACCCCGGAAACACTGGCCGACGTGTATGTCTGGAAGGTATGTAGAGATACTTCTTAAGAGTAAAGGTAGAATAATACATATAGAGGGATACGGGCCCATAGCCCCACCACGGGAGCGGTAGTATCATCCCTATCTATCCCTACATCCCTACCCACGAGGTGGAACATGGCGATCACCGCCGAACAGCTAAACGCCTTCCTGGCAACTCAAGGCGTGACCCTGGACCCGCTCATGGTCGACGCCATCGTAGAACTTGCGAACAACCCAGCGCTGCAGGAGTGTTTCGACGCGAACGGCTACACCCCGGCGGTGCAAACGGTGCTGTGCCTGTACCTGGCCTACCTGATAGCGCTGGGCAGCTTCTCTCGGTTCATCACCTCGCAGACAGCTCCGAACGGCGCTAGCCGCTCGTTCAACCAGGCCACCCTGTCAGATATGTGGAAAGGCGCCCTAGCTGCTCTCGGCGCGTTCGACCCTGCCAACTGCCTTGGCGACTTCCTACCGGCGGATCCAACCGTGACTAAAAAGTATTTTTCCCGAGTAGGCGTGGCCTGCTACAACCGGAGATAGGCCCATGGCGAGCAACACCACCAGCGGCTGGGCCAACACGAACACCGCCACCGTAAAGCCGCGCCTCGACACGGACACGGAGAACGGCGGGGTTACCTGGGGGCCTGAGTACGAAATCGAATGCACCTGGCGGGCTCCGCAAGGCGAGGCCCGGACCAAGATCGCCGACAGCCAGGGAAAGGACGTAGTGCCGACCTGGGAGGTGTTCACGGAGGACGTGCGGCCGCGCATTTTCGACCAGATCCGTCTTAACTCCACGGTCCCGGAGTGGCGGGAAATCCTGGACCGAAACGAGGACGACATGTCCATGTTTGACGAGCCCCCGGCGTTCTCCCTGAAGGTGTGACCATGCGAAGCAACGTCCGCAAGAATCTAAAGGCCCTGACCGCTAAAATCGTCGGGCCCATGCTCGAAAAGAGCGTTACCCAGGCAATGATTGTCGGCGGCATGTACGCGGACCTCCTAACCCCGATTGACACCGGCCACCTGCTGCGGTCCCGGTTCCGGGAAGTGAAGCCGGTTGCTAATGGGTGGGTCGGCCAGTACGGCTACACGGCGGCCTATGCGGCGGCGGTGCACGGCATGAGCGGCAAGCTGAAAGGAAAACCGCGGGGTGACTTCGGCAAGACCAAGGACGGACAGTCGTTCGGCGGCGGTACCGGCGTCGGGAACTACTGGGACCCGAACGCGGAACCGGAATTCCTGGTAAAAGGGTTCGAGCGGGACGGCCTGCAGGCAATCCGGATGATACTTAAAAAAGGCATGAGCATATGACCACCGCAACGCCCTACGAGGCTCTCAGCGACTGGCTGAAAGAGGACCCGCAGTGGGCGGCCTGTAAGTTCTTTCGCGGCCCCTGGCGCGACCTGGAGGCCAACCGCAACCGTCGGCTAGTGTCACTCGTCGAGGAGCCCGGACAGATTGACGTGCACCAGCAGTTCTACCATTACCGGGTGGTGCTGGTTGGCCCCTTGGACTGGGAGAGCCGGACAGCCGAACTGCAGGCGCTGCGCGACCTGATGCAGGTGATCGTTACGCGCCTGATGCCGGGCGAGGACTTCGAGGCGTGCGGTGTCGCGCAGATTGACGTGATCGGTGGCATAATGGGCCCTGGCTATACTGACACGGGCCGACCGTGGTATGGCGTAACCCTGCAACTAACTGTTTAGGAGAGCCGACCATGGCTGAATGTGCAAACGGTAAATTCGTAGGCCGCGTAGCGGTACTCGAATACCAAATCCTCTGCCCTGAGGAAACCCCGCTCGTAGGCGACTGGCTGCGCGTCGGGGCTATGACCACCAAGGACCTCAACATTGAGTGGGACCTGACCGAGGCCGACGGCGACGACAACGAGGGCGCGGTAATGGAGCAACTGGCCTCCGCGTTGAACATGACCGTTTCCGGCGACGGCCTGTGCATGAAAACGGACAGCACCGCGTCGAACCAGATCGCGCTGACCCAGCACGTCCACACCCCGACCGCCACCGGTGACCAGCCGTACGCCTGGATTCGTCTTACCTATCCGGACTTGACGTTTACTTTCCCGGCGCTGGTGAACAACATGTCCCGCTCGGGTGAGAACCGCTCGGCCGTGACTTTCAGCTTCGAGGCCACCGCGGTACAACGTGGCACCGCAGTTCCTACCGTCTAGCCTTGAGGACTGAGCCATGGCACTAATTGCAGCAAACACCGCCCGGGGTAAGTCGGCAGAGTTCGAGGTGCTGAAAACGGCCCTTACGGGCACTGACACCCTGGCCTATAACCCGTCCCTCGTGCAGGTCCTGTACCTGCAGAATACTGATGTTACTCCGCAAGTCGTGACCATCGACGGGGATGCCGTAACTACGGTTTCCCTGCCCGGCCAGGGCAAGCCGATTAACAACGCGGCGGGTTACGCCATCAGTGTTCCGGCCGGAGCTATCCTCGCGGTCACCCTGGCGAGCATTCGGAACTTCCTCGCCGGCGTTGTAAACGTCACCGGCGGTGATGCCCTTATGTCGGCCTGGATTATCGAGGGGTAAGCAATGGGGGTCCTCGTCCATATCGGCGAGGTCGGGGTGCACCATGCAGGGGGGTCGCATATTTTGCGGCCCTCTTTGCTTGCAATGTCCCGGCTCGGAACGCCTGCAGAAATCGTCAACACCGTGGCCGTCGTGTTCGGGCAGGGTTTGAACTGCCACCCGGGCGCGCGCAAGGTTGCCCACAAGCACCAGCTCCGCGCCGCTCTCGAAGTGTGGCAGGCATGCGCAGCCGAGGACGTCGACCTGGACCCCATTACCGGCCGATTCTCCCCGCGCGGAGGGTGGGTGATGGGCCGCGCGGACCCGGCGGACGTGGTAATCGTTGCGCAGGCCCTGCTCCGCCATGGCGTGCTGGGTGATCCAGAACCGCGCGATCCGAACGAGCCAGAGAGGGACTCGGACTACTCGCCGAACTTCGATTGCCGCAAGCACGCGGCGCTCGCCATGGGCCACCTGTCGCTATCGGAGCGGGAGGCCTGGGATATGACAATGACTGGCCTTCGCCTGGCCTTGGAGGCGAAGTACCCGAAGCAGGACAGCCCGGCAGAGCAATCGGCTAAGCGAGCCCCGAGCGAGTCGGAGTATCATTCGACTATGGAATGGTTCGAAAAAGTACAGGCCGCCCGAGGGGAACAGCAGTGAGCGAAAATCTAGGCACGATTTATTATACGGTTGACGCCCAGGCGGACAGTTTCCTAACCCAGTCGAAGCAGGTCGACAAGCAACTGGAAAAAGTCGAGAAAAAAATGGAGTCTGCTACGGCAGCGTCCAAGGAACTGGGCGGCGGCCTGAACGGCATTGCCTCAGCGCTCAAGGCAATCGTGGCCGCATCTGCGCTGCGTGAAATCGCCGCCATGGTCCAGGGCTACCAGGAAATGGCCGACCGGGTCCGCATGGCAACGTCCAGCACTGCGGAATTCGAAGCAGTACAGGCGCGCCTGGTGCAGACCGCAAACGGGACCTATCGATCCTTGGGCGAAGCGCAGGAGCTGTACATTCGCACGGCTGACTCCCTGCGGTCGATGGGCTACACGACCCAGCAGGCATTGGACGTCACCGACAGCATGTCCTATGCGTTCGTTACCAACGCCACCAACGCCGAGAAAGCCTCAGGAGCCATCGACGCGTTCTCGAAAGTGCTGTCCAAGGGCAAGGTAGAGGCCGACGCCTGGGAGACCATCGTAGCGGCCACCCCATCGGTCATTCAGGCCGTGGCAGACGCCAGCGGCAAGACAGCCGCCCAGGTGCGCGCGCTGGGTGCGGCAGGCAAGCTCTCCGCCAAGGACCTGACGGAAGGCCTACGCAAGGCCCTGGACGAAACCGCAACCGCTGCGGCCAACATGTCTAACAACCTGGTCGACGCAAAGACCCGGATGGTTACCGCGCTGACTGCTATTTTCGTCGAGGTGGAGAACCAGACCGGTGCCTGGCAAGCGCTGACCGACGGCATCATTACCGCGGCCGACTGGATCCTGGAAGCCGCCGGCGATACTGACAAAATGGCGGTGTTGATTAAGTCGGCCACCACTGCAGTAACCGCCATGGCGGCGGTAATGGCTGGCCGCCTGCTGACGGCAATTGGCGCGTACGTAGCCCAGCAGTCAGTGCTCATAGCCGGCATGATTCGGCAGAGCCTTGCCGAACGCGCAGCTGCTACGACCGCCCTGGCACTGGCCCAGGCGCAACTGGCGGTGGCCACCAACTACTCGCACCGAAAGGTGGCGACTGACGCAGTAGCGGCCGCCCAGCAGCGCCTAAACGCTGTGACGACAGCCGGAGCAGTAGCGGCCCGCGGACTGGGCGCTGCTATGGCGCTGCTGGGCGGGCCGGGCGGCCTGATTCTCCTGGCAGCGGCTGCCATCTTCACGTTCGGCCAGAACTCCAAGGACGCTAAGGCCCCGGTAGACAACCTGGCCGAAGCCGTAGGAAATCTCGGCACCCGAGCACTGGAGCTCCAGAAAATCCAGCTGATGGACAAAATCCAGCAGATGGGCGACTTGGGCGGCGTGGCTTCGAACAGTGCGGCCCGCATCGAGAGTCTGCAGAAGAATCTCAAGGAATTTCCGAAGTCCGCCAAGGTAGACGAGTGGACTAGAGACCTCGCGGAGCAACAGGCCGCCGCAGAGGCGGCCGGGTCCGAACTGGAGAAGTACAAAAACCGGATTGTCGACGTCGACAAGGAACTGGCCAACCGCGGCAAAGGTTTCGCACCTTCGAAGCCGGGGGAACCGGACCTAATCACCCCGCCGGACACTTCGAAAGAGGACGCTGCCGCCAAGAAACGCCAGTCCCTGTTAGACGCCAACGTTACGGCAATCAAAGAGCTCGAGCAGGCGCAGAAAGAGGCAGCTCTGTCCGGCTATGAGCTCGCCGAAGCGCAGAACCTGGCGCAGCTAAACCCGCTCGCAACGCCGGAGCAAATCGCCAACGTCAAGAAATTGAGCCGGGCTATTTTCGACCAGGCCGAACTCGTGAAGAACGCCGCGGAGGAGGAGAAGAACGCCGCCGCCATGCGCAAGGCCGCAACTGCTGCCGACCCCCGCACCGCTGCCGCCGACAAGTATGCGACAGACCTGGAGCAGTACAAGGCCTACAAAGCTAACCAGCTCATCACAGACCAGCAGTACGAGGAGCTAAAGAACGCATCGGCCACCCAGTACGAGGCCCAGCGCCTGGCCGCCCAAGAACAGATTTTTGCAGCCCAGTCGCGCGGGAACGCGTTTGTTATGGACTCCTTGAACGCCCTCGGGCAGACCAGCACCCAGGTACTGGCCGGCATCCTCAGCGGGACGCTGAGCGGCGAGGACGCCATGCGCGCCCTGGCTAATACCATTTTCACCCAGGCTATCGGGGCGGTAGTTGACTGGGGCCTTGCCCAGGTCAAGGCGGTAATCATGGGACAGAGCGCCCAGGCAGCGGCGACAGCCAGCGGCATCGCCCAGGGTGCAGCGCTGCAGGCGGCCTACACCCCGGCGGCCATCGCGGCCAGTATCGCCTCGTTCGGTGGTGCTGCCGTAGCCGGCCTCTCGGGTATTGCCTCGGCAGCACCGGCAGCGGCGGCGATTATCACAGCTTCCCGTAAGTCGGGCGGCAACACCACGGCCGGTAATATCTACCGGGTGAACGAGGGCGGGGCTCCGGAGATTTGGACCGGAAATAATGGCTCCCAATACATGATGGCCAACAAAAATGGCCAGGTCACTTCGAACGCTGACGCCACTTCGAACGGCGGGGGGATTAATATTCAGGTCTACAACAACAGCTCCCGAGCGCAAGTTCAAACGGAGACTGGGGAGAATGAAATGGGACGTTTCGTCAGTTTCTACATCGAGGACTGGGAGTCGGGCGGCCCAATGTCTCAGGCCACCATGAGCCTAACCAACGTGCAGAGGGTAGGCGATTGAACCCATTAGATATCTACTACTGTTCGGGGTCGTCGGAGCAGGTGCCGCTCCAGACACTGGAGATTACCAGCGCGGGGTGGAGCGAGCCGATCCTGCTGTGCCAGGGTTTCGAGAACCAGCTCTGCGTTACCGAGGACGGGCGGGCGCTTCTTTTCCTGGCCAGCGGGATGGACATTGCCCTGCCAAAGTCGGATGGATCGGCCCGGCAGGAAATACAGTTCGGCCTGGACAACGTTTCCCGGGCCGCACAGGTACTCATGTCGCAGGCGATTGACGCTCAGACCGAGGTGGAGATTACCCGCCGGATGTATCTGTGGCCGAACATTTCAGCCCCCGCCGAGCCGGCCAGTGTCATGACCGTTATCGGCGCGGCGTTTAACGCATCGGCCGCCCAGGTAAAGGCCGGCCTGTTGGACCTCCTAAATACCGCCTGGCCGCGCGTCAAGTACGACCTCGAGCGGGCACCCGGGACCCGCTATATCAATGAGTGACTTTCGGCGGTACAAACGCTGGGTCTATGAGGACGGGGCGCGCGGTCCGGACCGCATAGACTGCTGGGGCCTCGTTCGGGAGGTTCGGCATGACCTGGGATACCCTTGGCTCCCGTCGTTCACGGAGTGCAGGCACACGGACCCGCGAGGGTTCACCCGGGCGTACGAGCAGCAGGCCGGCTACATGGATGCAGCACCAGCGGCCGAAGGTTCCATAGCCGCGGCGTTTCGCGGGCGGATTTGCGTGCATGTCGGTATAGTGGTCTCAATAGATGGCCGGCTTATGGTGCTGGACATAAACCCGGGCAGGGGTGTCGGCGTCGAGGCGCTGGCGGACTTCGAAGCCCGTTATGCCGAGGTCCTGTACTACCGTGATAAAAATTTACCCGAGCCCGAACCCGTTCTGTGACCCTGAAAAACACAAGGCCCTGTACGAGTGCCCTATCGACCCTGGCGAGACGCTGCTGGAGGCCGTTGTGCGCCTGGTACCTTCCTACGACGTTAGCAAGCCGACACCATTTAGCTGCACAGTGAACGGCGCCCCGGTAACGCCGGAGCGCTACGGTCGTGTTGTGCTGGGGCCGGACACGAATGTTTATTTTTTCCTCACGCCGCGCGGCGATGTTATCAACACGGTGCTGAACGTTTTCACCCTGGGCGCGTGGAACCTGGTAATGAAGTTCCTCACTCCCAAGGTTGCAGGTGCTGGCGGTTCTGGCGCCCAGCGGGACCGAGACGACATAGACCTGGCATCCGCTAAAGCCAACGTCGTCAAGCAGGGGTCAGTTATCCGAGAGAAGTTCGGTCAGGGTCGGATTTACCCGGACCACCTGGTGCAGATCCGCCGGTTTTTCCTAGAGGGTGATCCCACGCGCCAGGCCTCGGAAATGTTCCTAAGCTTCGGCCGCGGGCGTTTTGTCACGGACCTTGGGCGCTCTAAGGTCGGCGAGACGACGCAGTCGGCCCTCGGCGATAATCTAGTGGTGCGGCTGTACGAACCAGGCGCGGACGTGTCCCTGGAGCCGATGGCGGATAACTGGTACACGTCCGCAGAAGTAGGTGGGACCTCCAGCGGTACCGCCGGCCTGGACCTGACCACCACCAGCACCATCAAGATAAACGCGGAGGCCACCACCTACGTGCTGTCGGGCAACACTGTGTCGATTCCGCTCGGTGCCGGGAAGTGGCCGGAAGGCTGGGACATTAACATGACCCTGCGGGCATTGACCCCCTACGACTGGACTGTCACCGATGGGGGGCCGGGGGTCCGGGACCAGGTCAGCGGGCCATGGGACCAAGTCGCGCCGTTTGTTGGCATGCAACTCGAGGTGGCGGGCGGTTTCTCTGGGCGGTTTACCGTATCCGCGGTCGTCATGTCCGGGCCGTCGGTGGCCTATGTGACCCTGGACTACTCGGACAGCAGCCCGGTAACTGAGCTGCCGCTCGGGACTTACAGCCTGACGGTAGGTTATGCAGGTTTGCGATACCGGATCAGCGTAATTACAGAGCAGGTAATGACCCTCGTTAGGCTGACCGACACCGGCGCCGAGGACCTGGCGTGGCCCGGGTTCGACACACTGACCACCAGTTCTGCGCGGTTCTCACTCGAGACGACGAACACGGAAGGCGGGTGGACCGGGCCCTACGCCGCGTGCCCCGAGGGGGAGCTAGCCTCGGAGATTGAGATAGATTTTTTCTACCCGGCCGGTCTGTACCATTCGAACTCCGACGGCAACCCCGAGGAGCACTCGGTAACTGTCGAAGTGCAGCACCGAGACGCATCGTTCCCCGGCGCCTGGGTCTCCCACGAGTTCACCCATACCGGTGACAAAATCGCACAGGTGGGGTTTACCCACCGGTTCTCCGTGCCGAGTCCAATCCGCCCGGAGGTGCAGGTACGCCGGGTAACCGTCGACTCCACCGAGGGCACGACGTCGGACCAGGTACAGTGGTACGGCCTAAAAACAAAGCTGCAGACGCGTCCTACACGGTACAACGACATGTCGTCAGCGGCTGTCAGGGTGTTTGGAGGCGGAGCCCTGGCCGCTCAGGCAGAGCAGATGGTTTCCTTTTGGGTGACCCGCATCCTGCCGCGCCAGGACGGCACCGAAGGCCCGACCAGGTCTATCCGGGACGCCGCCTTGTACCTAGCGCGAGATCGAGGCTACACGGACTCCCGCCTGGACCTGCCCGAGTGGAATCGTCTAGGCACCCTGTGGGACTCGCGCGGGGATTACTTCGACGGCTCGTTTGAAAAGGAAACCACCGCAGAAGCCGCGCTGAACGTTATATGCCGTCCAGGCTATGCCCAGGTAATCGCCCCGCGGGGTATCCTGAGGCCGGTCCGGGACGCCTTGAGAAGCGCCGACGAGAAAGCCGTAGCGCGGCTGTACGGCCCGGGCAACTCTAAGGAAATGCTGCGCAGCGGGCAGCCGGTGTCGATGAACGACGTGGACGGGATCGACGTCAAGTACCTGGACCCCACAACCTGGACGACCGAGACCGTCCGCTGCCGCCTGCCTGGCATTCCCAACCCCAACAAAGTAACCGAGCTGACAGTGGAGGGGGTGAACGACCGCACCCGGGCCTATCGACTTGGCATGCGGGAGCTGTGCGGCATCCGTTACCGTCGCTGGAAGCATACTTTCTCTTGCGGCATGGACGCGTTTGCCAGCGGCTACATGGACTACGTAGAGCTTTCCGACGAGATACCCGAACTGGCGCGAAGCGGGCACCTTCGAGACTGGGACGGATCCTACTTCGAGAGCAACGAGCCGGTGGGGGACGCCACCCTGGTGGCGATGCGCCGACCCGACGGAACTAAGTTCGGCCCGGTTCCGCTGGTAAAGACCGGGACCTATAGCTTTACCATTTCTGAGGCGCTTGGGTTTACTCCGATTCGCGAGTACGACGAGGGCGGCCGCACTCCGACCCTGCTTTCGTTCGGAAAAGTGGAGCAGATGTTCTGGCAAGCCCTGGTCTCCAGCGTGCAGCCCTCCGGGCAGTTCCGTGCCAGCGTAGAGGCGTTGGGGTATGATGAACGCGTTTATCAATACGACGACTCGGAGCCTCCGGCCGATGCTTAAGTATCCCGCTTCCCTCCCGGTTGCGCAGAAGGCTGACCGGGCGTACCAAATGGTGGACCCGTTGGTTTCTACCCCGTTTGACAACGGGCAAACCCGATGGGACCGCCAGTTCTCCGACGTGCCCTACTCCACCCCAGTTTCCTGGATTTTCACGGACGCGGAGCTCGCGCTATTCCGAACCTGGTACACAAACATATTGAACTGGGGCGTGGAGTGGTTCGAAATGCCCCTGGCGGCAGAGGACGGCCGAGAGGTAAGAGAATGCCACTTTGTGCAAGGCTACTCCGGGCCCCAGCGCCTGACGTTCGACCGATGGAAAGTAACCGCAAACCTGGTGTTGCGTCGGCTGCCGACCATCGATCCGGACTGGTTGGAGCTTCCAGAGTTCTGGCTGCCGCCCGGTCGGTCAATTTTTGACAACGCTATCAATAACCTGTGGCCTGATAATAAATACCAGACCTACATAGTAACTTTTGACCGCACCGTAAACGAGGAGTGGCCAGCATGACCACGCTATTCAACACCATGAACCCCATCGGGTCTACGGACCCGAGGGATTTGTACGACAACTCGTTTCACCTGGACGAGTTCGCAAATAGCCTAAACCCCACTTCGCTAAACCGCTTCGGGGCGCCGGTGTACACCCTAGCCGGCTTGACCGCGGCTGCCGTCGAGGTAGCTGGCCTGCGCGAGCAGCTCCTGGCCCCCGAGGGGTCTGACCGGGTCGGCTTTATTCAAGTGGGTTCCGGGGCCACTGCGCGCAAGGTGCTGGGTAAGCTTCGCGAACTAGTAACGCCGGAGGACTACGGCGCGGTAGGGGACGGGGTTACTAACGACTCTGCCAAGTTCTCCAGCCTCGAAGGAACTCACACCGGAAAGCCCATCGACTTGCTGGGGAAAACGTACCTGGTTACGGCATTTCCTATCGGCAACCGGTATTTTAACGGCTCCTTTAAAAGATCCTCTGACGGCCTGGTAGTTGGCTCGGCTTACACCGCAGCGGTGCGGGTTGGCAATAGCAACACGCTTGTAGGCAGAGCGGTAGCCTCGGCCCTTACGGACCTTAGCTACGCTGACCCTGCGGGTTCCGGCCGAGGGTATAACCTCACGGCGTTCGGCACTAACGCGATGGGGCTGGCGGGTAATGACCTGTACAACTGCACCGCGGTGGGGCCGCGGGCTATGTACTCCAACAAGTACGGGCACTACAACATTGCAATTGGCCTGGAGGCGATGTACTTCACCGGCATAAACGCCCCGGTGGACCCATTCGACGCCACCCGAATTGTGGCAATTGGAGATAACGCCAAGCGATTCAACACCTCCGGGAACCGGAGTATTGCCATTGGCAGAAACGCGGACCAGGTCGGTACTACCGCAGTCGGTAATGTCTTTATAGGATCGGGTGCGGGTGCGGGTGCGGGGCCACTGGATATTTCCGGGGTTATTGTAAACCCGTTCCCCCGGACTGCTGGCCTCCAGACGGCTATTGGCATGTCCGCGCTGGACTACTCTAACGGCATTTCTAACACTGCTGTAGGGGCAAACTCGGCGAGTCTAATCAAGATCGGTAACGGAAACGTTTCCGTTGGCTACTTCTCGCTCGGGCGCCTTGAAGTAGGTACCTCCCCGGACGGCTTCGAAAGCATCGAGTCCAGCCTTGCCGGAACCTGGGCCCAGGTTGACTCCGAAATAACGGTCTCTATGACGGCGCACGGACTGCTGCCCGGGTTTCGGGTAAAGCTGACAGTCACCGGAGCACCGAATACCCCGGACGCCCAGTACTGGACCGTAGCGACGGTTATAAATGCGAACACCTGGACGGCCGCAGCTCCCGACAGCGCGACGAGGTCAGGCACCTGCACCCGACTGGAGTACTACACCAACACCCCGGTTGCGGCAAACTCCAACAACACCGCTGTCGGTAACAACTCCATGGGCCAGGCGCCCCGGGGCAACAACAACACCGCTGTCGGTAGCTCGTCCCTGGCTAACTGCGCGTCGGATAGCAACACCGGCGTAGGGTCGCTATGCCTTAATGCTCTGACCTCCAGCACCCAGTGCACCGGCGTCGGTTACTCGGCACTCCGGTTCGCCACCGGCGGCCAGAACACTGCGGTCGGAGAGTTTGCCGCAGGCGCCCTGGTCGGGGGCTCTGGCATAACGGCCCTGGGCCGCAGCGCGCTTCGGACTATGCAGGATGGTTCGTCTGCTACGACTATGACAAACACCATCGGTATCGGCGCGGACTCTCGGGTGTCCGGGGACAACCAGGCTCAGATAGGAAATAGCAGCACCACCACGTATGTCTACGGTACCGTGCAGAACCGTTCGGACGTGCGCGACAAAACAGACATTCGCGGTATCACTCTCGGACTCGACTTTATCCTGGCACTGGAGCCCGTGGACTATCGCTGGGACATGCGCGATGACTACATAGAGTGGGAACTGGACGGGGAGACCGGGGAGGAAGTAGCGGTAGTCCGGGAGCGGGACGGCAGCAAGGCGCGTACCCGGTTCCACCATGGGTTCCGTGCTCAGGACTTCTACGCTTTGCGCGAGCAGGGTATGGACTTCGGCGGGTTCCAGGACCACTCGGTACATGGGGGCTGTGACGTCCTGTCCCTGGGCTATGACGAATTTGTGGCACCCTTGGCGCGTGCAGTCCAGCAGCAGCACGCCGAGTTCATCCTGCCTATGGGGCGTACCATCGAGGAGCTGGTAGCCCGAGTGCTTGCCCTTGAAGAAGCGGCGACGCATAATCAACCTTTGCTGAAAAATTGAGGGATACCTACATGCAGTTCGTGATTAGCCAAGAGCTCGCCCAAGCCATCGCCGACTACCTGTCCGCCCGAACGTACCGAGAGGTCGCGGCTATGCTCCGGGGGCTCGAGAACTTGCAGCCAGTACCGGAGCCTCAACCGAAGCCCGCCCCTGAGCCTCAGCCGGCAGCTCCGAAAGCACCTCGGAAGCGCTGACAGTAACCAAAAGACGCCCCGAGAAATCGGGGCTTTTTGTATCAACCGAGTAACCCCCTATGATCGTATTCAGAACGATGAACCCGGTGGGGTCTAACAGCCCCAAGGACCTTTCCGACAACGCCTCAACCTTTGACGAGGTGTGCACCTCTCCCCTCCCCTGGGCTGAAAACAGGGTGGGCCGAAAAATCCTAACCCTGGTCGGGCAGCAGTTCGAGATTGACGAAGCTATTCGAGGTATCGGCTACTCCAGGATCGGGGACTACGATAGCGGCCCGCTGACCATATCCCTCCCCAACCAGGTTTTTTCCAAGGACGGTGAGTTTTGGATTGCCAAGCCGACTCTCGAGCTCCCGTACACCACCGTCGAAAACTGGGCTATTGACGAGGCATTTTTCAACCCTATCGGTGACGCTATGCTTCGGCAGGAGCTGGCCGCACCACCCGGGTCCTCGCTCGTTCGCTTCATCCCGTCCGGCCCTGGTGCGCTTAGCAGAACGCTGCAGGAAAAAATCCGAGAAATTATCGGCCCCGGCGACTACTCCAGCCAAGCAGAGGCGGAATCTGCAGTAGTTTCAGACCCGTCTAAATTCTTCTTGAACAACCCCACGGCGTTTACCCTTACCGTAGGGGCTGGCGGTCAGTTCTCCACCATCCTTGCAGCCTTAGAGGCGGCAGTACGGATGCGCCCGACCTACACTAACGGGGCTGGAATGTGCAAAGTGCACCTTTTACCTGGGTTCGTGGTGCGTGAGCAGGTGCTGATCCTGAGCGGGCATGACCTCGGATGGATCCGGATAACTTCGGCGGACGCCTCGGTACTGATCGACCCGGACTATGTCACTACCTACCTGAGCGTTGCCGACGACTCTATCCCCGCGTTCGGGGCGGACAACGGCAGCGTACTGCCAGTACTGGGCTGCCAGTTCCACTACGCTAGCAACCTGACCGCCAAGGACGGGGTTGCGGTCATGGGCGGGTCTAAGTCGGCCCTAATGCCGTCCTGCGGCATTGATAACTGCCGGCGCGGGTTCCTGATTTTCTACAAGTCAGAGGGGCATTGCTACCCGCGCGGCCTGACTCAAGGGGGCGATGGCACCGGAGCTGGAACTGCAGTAGGTGCTCGGTTCCGGAACTGCCGCCTGCGAGGCCTGCACGTAGCCTACGGGTCCGACGCCGCGTTGGGGCGAAGCGACTTTAGCCAAAGCCAGGGTGACGTGGGGGTTTACATTATCTGGAATAGCCGTGCCGACCTCTACCAGTCGAACGCCAGTTACGCGATAAACGGGACGGCTTTCCTTTGCCGGGACGGCTCGAACCTCAACTGCCGGGAGTCTAACGGCTCTCACTCCAAACGTGCGTTCCACGCTCTCCATGACGCCCGTATCAACGCCCGCTCGCGCATTACGGGGCCGACCATGATCTGGATCGGTGATGGTGCCATGTATTGCTCCGAGTACGGTGTGCTTAGCAGCGGCAACTCCCACGTAGAAGCCTCGGAACTTAACGCCAGCTTCTGCACCGGGTCTGCAGGTATCTCAGCCTCCGACACCTCTACTATCAGTTTCATCGACGGGGTAGCCCAGTCCTGCACTAACCGTGGCGTTTGGTCGCAAAACGGGGCAATTATCTCGGCGGTCCGCGCCAACGTGAGCGGATCCAAGATCGGCCTAGAGGCTTTCGGCGGCCCTGGCGGTATCTCGGCAGAGGACGTAATCGCCATCGGATGCTCAGTAGCCGGCGCCCTGGCCTATAAAGGGGGCAAGATCGACGTGTCCGCCGGCAACCTATCCGGGTGCGCTCGAGGAATTGAACCGCGGGACGGCGGGGAAATTTCAGCACGGGGCGCTAACATCTCCGGGTGTACCGACCGGGCCTGCTCTGCCATTGACGGCGGACGGGCTAACGTCCAGGAGGCGAACCTGCAGAACGCCGGATCCCGGGCTATCACCTGTCGGGGAGGCGACGTAGTGGCGACGGGCGCTAACTGCACGGGCGCTGTAAACTGGGCTGTCGAGGTCGAAGACGGAGGTATAGTCAAGTTCGTAGGGGGTATCCCCGGGGCGGCCCCGTTCAACGTCCCTATCAACACGGTCAGCTCTAAGGGAATAATTTTCCACCAAGAGCCATGATAGAATGCGCCAAACCTACGGAGGGGCGGCGCATGCTGACCGAACAATCTTCATCTTGGCTCTGCGCCTTGTTCCTGGCGATCCTCGCCGCGCTACATCCATGGGCAGCCATTGGCGCGGCCGGTGGCTGCTGTTTCTTCATGGCCTACCCACCTAAGAAAACCACCTACCTCGCTCGGTTCGCCCTGCTCGTGTTTTCGTGGTCGTTCGGCTACGGCTCGGGCGTGTTCTTCTACCCCGACGGCCCGCCCTACGACCCCTCTGCAATGCTACCTGCTGTGGCACTTAGTGCGCTGGCTGTGGTCATAGGGTTAGCAGCCGTCAAGATGGTGGAACGTAACGGCCCACTGCCACTATGGGTCGGTAACATCCTTGATCGCATCCCCGTCCTGAAACGCAAGGGTGACGACAATGGGCTATGAGTGGGTTATCCACCTCGCAACCTTCCTAATACTGGTTAGCTATAAGGGAAAAGACGCCCGCTACCGAATGGCGATCAGCCTGTCAGCTGCGGCACTTACCGGCCTGTCCCTGGCGCTGACGGTCTACAGTATCGTCTTTCCCCCGCCCCTCCTCCTGTCCGTCCTGGGAGTGGTTCTGCTGGTAGCCGTGCTACGATGCCGAGGCAACGTCGCTAAGCTAATCAGGAGTCTCCACCTTGGCCACACTAGAGCCCAACGTTAAAGCATTTCTAGACCTGCTCGCCTGGAGCGAAGGGACTTCGACCAGTCGCTACACCAAGTGCGACGGGTACGACGTTATCGTGGGCGGAGTTGATAGCCCGAATACCTTCGCCTCCTTTGCTGACCACCCCGGCATCCTCGTCACTGTTAACCGCAAAGGCCTCAAGTCCACCGCGGCGGGCCGTTACCAGTTGCTTAAGCGGTACTGGGGTGCCTACCGAGACCTCCTCGGGCTGAAAGACTTTTCCCCCGCCAGCCAGGACACTGTGGCAGTCCAGCAGATCCGAGAGCGCCGAGCGTTGGACGATATCCGCCAGGGCCGTATTGAGTCGGCGATTGCCAAGTGCTCGAACATTTGGGCCAGCCTGCCAGGCAACACTTACGGCCAGAAAATGCACCCAATAGCTACTCTGCTGCGCAAGTTCGAGGAACTGGGCGGGCGAATAGCATGACTTGGCTTAGCCGGTACTGGCTGCACCTGCTGGGGGCTGCGGCCATCGTGTACTTCGGGATCGCCATTTACGGGCACGGGCTGAAACAGGGCCGCACCGAGGTCCTAGCCGACTGGACAGCCTCCCAACTGGCCGCCGAGCGGGCGGTGCGCGAACTGGAAAGCACCTGGCAGGGCCGGGTGCAAACTGCGAGGACTCAAGCTGATGAGAAGTTACAGGCCGTTTCTGACCGCGTTGGTGCTGTCACTGCTAACAATGAGCGGCTGCTCGCTGCAGCCCGTGCAACCGGCGCTAAGCTCGCAACCTGCGAGAACTCCGCCGCCCCCAAAGGGTCCCGAAGTCCCGGCGATATGCTTGCCGACGTGCTCGACCGCGTGGGAAAAAGAGCAGGAGAACTTGCTGCGTATGCTGACCGGGAACGAATAGCTCGGGAGGAGTGCCAGTCCGCCTGGCCGAAGTGACGAGAAAAAGCCCGCACTAAGCGGGCCTTTCTTTACCGAGTTACCAGAACGCCATTGGACTGCCGGATTAGGACAGATCCGTCCTTAAAGTCCCAGCGTTCGTACCCATCGCCTCGGGTCGTGTGCTTATGGGCCATCCCTCGCGCCCAGTGGCGAGTCCTAGCGAACTCTGCCGATGATTCAACCGCAACGGGAACCGTCCGGGCGTCTCCAGCCTTGCAACTCATCTGGCAGCTCATTGTTTTTCCTCATGTTGTCGATTGCCGGGATTGCCCGCAGGTTCCAAGGTACGTGCAGGCCACAAACTCCCTTTCCATTCAGCGGCACAAAGTGGTCGACATGATAGGGTTGCCCCAGCTTCGCGCTGCAGGCTGCGGCCAGGTCGTAGGTAAACTGCATTACCCGTCGGTGCTCCTCGGTCAGCCATAGCGGCGACGCGTTCCGCTTTCGGGCCTTGCGTTGGGCGTGCAATAGGTTGTAGCGCGCTCGGTTCGCCCGCTTGAACTCTCCCGCGGCCTCCCGGTATCGCTCGGGCTCCGACCAGTAGACGTCGTGCCGCCGTTGCTGCACTTTCTCTAGGTTCTGCTCTTTCCATCGTTTCTTACCTTCGGCTATTCGTTCCGCATTTCTCTGACGGTAGACGCGGCCTGTCTGCCGCAGTCGCTCAAGGTTCGCCAGTCTGTAGGCCTTGTCAGTTGCTGCCTTTCGCTCTGGGTTGGCTGCGGACCAATCTCGAGACCTCTGTCTGTGCTTCTCGGCGTTTAGGCTGTAGGACTTTTGATGGTACCCCGAAATCTTGCCAGGGTTCCGCAAGCCCCAGTCGCGTCGGTATTCGGAGTTGCAGGGCCTGCACCAACTGGCCAGGCCGTCTTTGTTGCGGCGGTTCTTAGCGAACTCCGGGACCGTTTTAGGCGTAGAGCACTGCGTGCAAAACTTCATAACCTCGGACCCTACTATGCTTTACGGTACCTTTTTCCGACCCAGCCGCCGTCCGCACGGATAGGCCACCCTCGGGCCCATAGTGGAACGTCGCACATAATCCGCTCGTATTCTTCAACGCTACCGAAACCATGGGGCACCTCGCTTGCTAGTTCGTCGTGGATTCGCAGCACTACCGGGTAGTTGGCTGCCTCAAGTTTTACAACCGCATTTGCCATAATGTCCCGGGCTACTGCCTGGGTGGCGTTCTCCGCCAGTTTCCCGCCGTAGGTGGACATTCGCACCCAACCGAGGGGACCCATTTTCGGGTTGGTGTTGTGGGTCATGTAGGACAGGTGGTAAATCTCGGCCCACCCATCCCTGAACTGCCCGGTCCGATGATCTATCGGCGCGTGGTACGCCAGCCGAGGCTCCCGGTACTTGATCGTTCTCCCACTCGGCAAGTGCATATGGAGGACGTCTGCCACCTTGTCCATTTCGAACGAGATTAGCCGATAGGTGAAACGTTGGCCCGGGTTTAGAACCGCCTGAACCGCCATGCCCTCCAGTCCGTAGAACTCTCGGCCCTTCGGCGCCCAGGGCTCGCCACGGACCTGTCCGCCCCATAGCTCCACGATGTTTGGTGAGGCCGCCCTCCACCGATTGATGATGGTCCGAATCTCGTCGTCGGTACCCTCGCCACCAAACGCCAGCCATGCGCCAATCCAACCGCCGAACCCCAGGCCCAGCTCGCCCGGCTTGCCCAGCTTCTGCCGGTCTGGGTGTTTCTGGCCGTTCTCGTTCTCCCACGCTTTATAGAACTCGTAGGTCAGCCCAGTTACGCCGGCGGCCCCGTGGTAGTACAGGTCCTCTCCGCGGGAGAACGCGTCTAAACGCCACTGCTCGCCGGCCAGTACGGCGATAACTACGGTTTCGATAGACGAGTAGTCGGAACAGATTAGGTCATTACCGTCTCCGGCGCAGATGAGGGAGCGCACGACCCCAGAGACCGTCAGTAGGGCGTCACCAAAGGCCCACTGCACAACGGCAGCGTTGCGGGTGCTGATAGCCTCCAGGGCATCACCGACGGCGTAGAAGCCCCACGACTCGGGCTTATCCCGCTTGCCTGTACCTGGCCGCTTGCCGGCGCCCTCGCCCTCGCGCTGGTCCGAGGAGCACCAGGGGCAGATTGCAGCGTGTGAGCCGTACCAACGGTTACAGAGGGGCGCCAGACAGTGCCACACCTTCGGGCCGGCCTTCGGCAGGTTGCCCGGCTGCACGTCGGCATGGGTGTCGCGGCCGGTGCGGGCCCCGTGGTAAATGAACAGGTCGTGCAATCGCGCGTTGTCCGAGCAGAACGAGCGCATGGCGAAAACTTTCTTGACGCTCGCCGACCCAGTCAACTGGCGAATCTCCAGCACCCGGCGCACAGCCGGAGACAGGTCGTCACGTTTCAGTGCCTCGGTAACGTGCTCGTCGTCGAACTTCGCCAGCTTGCAACCGTTGTCGGCTAGCCACGCGGTTACCTTCTGCACCTGGCTTGGACGTAGGCCGCAGATGCGCACAGCCTCAGCCGACAGAACGTCGACCACCTGGCCTACAATCTGCGCACAGGCCTCGACGTGAGCCAGGTCCACCCCCAGCCCGCGGAAGTTGCAAGCCTGGTCGGCAAACCAGTATTCCTGCTCGAACTGGTTTAGCTCCGGCAGACGTCCGGAAGCCTCGTGCTCAGTGTCCCGGTCGGTATCGCAGTAGGACTGCAGACCCTCGAACGCGTCGGGGTCGTGCTCGGGCCGCACGCGCTTGGACGGATCCAACTTGGTGGGCTTGCGGGGCTTGCAGAACAGGTTGATTAACTCGCCGCCGCGCTTGTCCTTCTGCACGTTTAGGCGCATGGCTGCGCCCAGGTCGGTTAGCTTGCCCGGGTAGCCAGACGCCCGGCCCTTCGCCATAGAGCAGCGCCACTGGCGCGGAGGCACCGGTGGGAACCCGTATTTCCGTTGGCCTACGAATGTCCAGATGTTCCGCTCGAACATCGCGTTATGGGCCTCCACCAGGCCGCCCAGGGCAATATGGTGGAACAGGTCGAACGGTAGGGGGTCACCTTGCTTCCATCGTTTCTTGGAGCCGTTGGGTAGGCGATAGGAGGCGGTCAGAATCTCCGCAGTAGGGTGCTCGGCGTACTTGCGCGAGCCGACAGCGAACAGGCCTTTCTCCCGGGAGCCTTTCGGGCCGTCCCAGGTACGTTTAGCCTCGTTCCAGATGTAGCCAGCCTCGCTGTAGGTTTCAAAGTCGAGAGTGGCAATGCCGGCGGACACCGGCAAAGGTGGGATGATGGGTACGCCGAACGGCAAGGCCGGGGCGTTCATTGGGCCACCTTTCCGTACCAGTGCGCGGAAAATGCCTCGGGGGCAGCCTCATCAAAAGCCAAGGCGCACGCCGCTAGGGCGTCCTGCATCCTGTTCCACTCGGCGATTAGCTTTTCAGCGTCCTCAGGGGAAAGCAGAACATCGACCCGGTCGTCCACCGTGCAAACCCCCAGTTTGCCGTCCGAGGCGCTGCCGAGTTGCATCAGGCGGGGCCAGCGTTCGTCTACATACTTTTCACGCATGGGGGCCTCCCGATACCATAGCCCGGTACAGATCGCGGTTCTCGCAGCGGAAGTCCTCGAACTGGTCCGACGTCACTTCGGTAAACCCCTCGTCCAGTGCAGTAGCGGCGAAGTCTTTGCCGTGGCCCAACTTGGCTCGGCGGGTTGCTGTATTGATAAAATATCGAACGGCCATGCTCACAACTCCCAGGTAGTAAAAGGGCCACCCGAAGGCAGCCCCGTTTGTCCGATTAGCCCCGAGCTCGCAGCTCTGCCTCGGTAATGCACTCGACCCCGTTGTGGTAGTAGGCCGCGTTCTGAGGGTGGACCTGCCAGCCCGCCGGAGGGAACACTGGTGCCACCGGCACGCCTGGGACTACAGGGACTTCGACCGGAGGAATGTAACCGGTGTAGTTCGCCGGCTGCTGCTGCTGCTGCTGCTGCTGCTGAGGTTGGACGGCCGGAGCCTGCTGCACTTGTTCCTGCCCCATGGCGTTTGCCGGAGCCTGGGCCGCCGTTGCACCTTCGGGCACGTAGTGCTGGGCGGGGCCAGAGCTGAGGCCAGTAGCCGCATCCGGACCCGTACCGGCGGATACGATGGCGTTACCGACAAAGTACAGCTCTACCGCGGAGCTGCGAACGAACAGACCGGGGCTTTGAGTGGAACCGTTACCCGCGCAGGTGAACAGGACGCGAACGTGGTCACCACGTTTAATGGCGCCCGACTGCGTAATCTCCTGGTCTGCGCGGGTCTGGCCCTGGTAGAAACGCTTTGGCAGGAACTGGCTCGAAAAGCGGAGAACCCAGTGTCCGGCGAAACCTTCTTTCGTAGCGTTGTGGACCCCTTGTTTGTCGTAGCCGTCGCCGTCGGTAACCTTAAAATGAAAGTTCGGGTTAACGCACTGCTGCGAACCGTTCGGGTAGAAGGTAGGCCAGTCACGGCGGGCAATGTTGTTCAAGTACGCCTGCACCCGGGCCCAGTCCTGGTTAGGCTGGCCGTTGATAAGCTTCGGGAACGCGACGGAGTAGAAGTTCTCCGGTTTCTTTTCGGACCCGTCGGCGTTCGTGCGAGGCTTGCCGGTTTGATAGTCCAGGTTGCTCAAGGTTTCGAGGTCACCCTGTACGATGCGGCCGATGCCGGTTACTTCGAAGTCAACACCCTGGATTTGCGGTTTAACGGCTTGTGCGGTCATGTTCTAAACGCCTTCTCTATCAATGAATGGTCTGCTATGCCGAGCTTAGCTTTGCCCGGAATGCGCTCAATGTACGGAGCGATTAACGCGCCGTCAACACCTTTTTTCTTTAAGGCTGCCTTGCATTGCGTCGGGGTCAAAACGGATAACGGCTTGCGCAAGTCTACCCCCAGCATGTCCCCGAAACTGGCCACGTTCGCCTCGGGCACTTTCCATTTCTCGGACCCGTCGGTGCGTTGCATTTCCCGGCCGGGGACTGGCCCGCCAGTGCGCAGCTCGTGCTCGGCCTGCTCCTGCAGTGCGTTTACCCGCGCCGCCAGGGTTGCCAGTTGCCGCTCGGACCAGTAGAGCTCCGTCGACAGATCGTGCCCTTTGAGCCCCATCGGCAACGCCTGCCCGGCATAGTCTTTCGCAGCATCTGCCGCCTTCTTGAACGTGGCGCATCCTCGGCGAGCCGGGCAGTACTTGCACCAGTCGCCAACCCGTACCGCCGTAGCCTCAGCAGCCGCAGCCCGCAGCCTGTTCCACATTGCCCGCAGTTCGCCGGTCGTCGTGTGCCAGGTGCGGATAGGACCGCCAGGAACGTAGGACCGAGGCTGCACAATGTGGAACACGACGGGTAGATGCTCCTCGATCCACGAGGCGTCCAGGCCGTGATAGAAGTTAGCCCGGATGCGGTCCAGTACCCCGGCGGCGTAGCACGCAAGCTGCCAGTTTTCCACCGGGCTAACTTCGAGGTGCCCGTACTTGTAGTCGAAAAGATGCAGGACCTTGCCGTCGAAGTACGACCCGTCCGGCGTGCCGAACATGTCCGGGTGGATACTCGGCATCTGCTCGCGCTGCTCGAAGCGGCAGGCGGACATACCCTGCAGGTTGTTCACCGTTGCGAAAACGTGGTTGTAGTAGAGTCGCCCACCGTCCAGCATGGCCTCGTCCACGGCGAACCCTCGGGCGCCAGGGGTGATGGTGCCGAGCTCCGGTACCCCTGTAGTGAGCATTTGAAACCCGACCCAGTGCGCCGCGTCACCTTCTGCAGCGGCCTCCCCGTCGCCAATGTCGGGGAACTGTTCGGACAGCCCTACCGACCCTGGGCAGAACACCCAGCAGTCGGCAGAACTTGGAGCATGGCGGGCGTGGGCCGTCAAGCAGCACCGACGGCGTTAACCGCGGTCAGGCAGGCGGTCAGCACGGCAGCGTCGGTAACGGCTATCAAACCCATAGGGCCTGCAGCTACGCCGGCGCTAACGATGGCCTGGAACAAGGCCGCGCCTTTGCTGGCATCAGACATTTGGATTTCAGTACAGCGCGCCAAGACGTCCTGTGCGGTGAGAGTAGGAACGGCAGGCGCATCGGTCTGCTGGGCTGGTACAGCCGGGATCCCCCCAGTAGCTGCAGCGTTTCCCAGGTCAGGTGCTGCTGGGATAGCGGGTGCGTCGGTGATTGGAGCGGCGCCTGCTTTCAGTTCCGCACGGACCGACTCTACCAGGGCCGCGTCGACCCCCGGTTTCTTGCGCCAGGTGCCGTCGCCGATGGTGCCCTTGTTGGCGGTGTTAATGCGGGCGTCCCACGGGAAACCGGCACTATCCAATTTTTGATCGTTGGGAACCGCCGGCGCTGCGCTTGCACCAGTCGCAGGTGTATCGGACGGAACCGCAGGGACAGGGGACTGGCTTTCGGAGCCGGTCGCATTCGCAGGTACCGGCGGGATGGCCGTAGGGGCATTCGAGCTTACAAGTTCTGCAAAACTCTCCGGCATGTTACCTGGACCTTCTGCTACCAGGGCGCCGCTCGGGGCCTGCTGAACCTTCCAGCCTGCTGCCGCCTGAGGGGCAACGGAGGCCAGTTTGGCTACGAACTCGGCCAGGGCGGTAAGTTCGAAGGCGGTGGCGTTGCGGGTGTCTGCTGTGAATTGCATCTGTGTTGCTCCGTCTTAGTAATTGGTTGTGACGGGGCGCATGTTGCGGTATCGTTCCGGCACTGTCAACACCTACCGAGTCAATTTAATGAATGCACCGTTTCTGCTAAAACCGCTCTCCGCGGCGGTTCGACTGCGGCCCTACCAGCGGGAGGTTATCGCCGGCATTTATGCGGCGTGGGCTACGGGCGTTAAAAACGTGCTGGCCGTCCTGCCCACCGGTGCCGGCAAAACCGTCTGCTTCTCCAGCGTGATGAGCCAGCACAACGGGGCGAGCGTTGCCATTGCCCACCGCCAGGAGCTGATAGGGCAGATCGCCGCCGCGCTTAACCAGGTGGGCGTCCGGTTCCGGATTATCGCGCCAAAAAACGTACGCAAGCTCATTATTAAGGCTATTCAAAAGCGCCAGGGCGTCTGCCATTACGACCCGACCGCCGAGGTCGCTGTGGCGTCTGTGGCGTCCCTCAAAAACATTCACACCTCGGCGCAGTACGCCGGGGACCGGGCGTGGGCCAACCGGATCACGCTATGGGTGAACGACGAGGCCCACCACCTGCAGGCCGACAACATCTGGGGCACCGTGCTCGGTCTGTTCCCGGCCGACGCTAAGGGCCTTGGCGTGACCGCTACCCCTATCCGCGGCGACGGTGGCGGCCTGGGCCGGACTTCGGACGGGGTGTTCGACGTGATGGTAGAGGGGCCCATGCTGGGCGACCTTATGACCATGGGCTACCTGACGCCCTATAAAGTGGTGTGCGCCCCGGTGTCGGTGGACTATTCCGACGTCAAGGTGGGCGCCGGTGGCGAGTATGTTAACGCCCGCCTGGTGGCTGCTGAGGACGCGTCGGGGCTGACCGGCGATATCGTCAAGACCTACCAAATGTACACGTTCGGGCTCCTAGCGCTGGCGTTCGTCTCCAGCGTGAAGCGGGCGCACGAGCTGGCGGAACGGTTTAATTCTCTCGGGATTCCCGCCGCGGCTATGTCCGGCACGACCCCGGACGACGAACGGGCCGAGCTCATCGGCAAGCTGGAGCGCCGGGAGATTTGGGTGCTCTGTAACGTCGACATTGCTGGCGAGGGCACGGACCTGCCCGCTGTCGAGGTGGTCATTATGGGCACCAAGACCGCCAGCCTATCCAGGTTCCTGCAGTGGGCTGGCCGGGCCCTGCGCCTGGTGGTCGACTACACCAACTACGACGACCTAACCGACGCCCAGCGCCGCCAGCGCATCGCAGAGAGCCCGAAACCCTACGCCTGGATCATCGACCACGCGAACAACATCATCACCCACGGGCTGCCGGACAAACCGCACTTCTGGACGCTGGACGGCGAGCGCAAGTCGTCCGGCGACTCCGACGCTATCCCGCTGCGGCCGTGCACTAACCCGGGCCTGCAGCTCGTTAACCCGGCGTTCAAGTGGGACGACCTGCGCAAAGCCGGTTGGACTAACGACCTGTTACTGCAGCACGGCCACGCCTTCGAGACCGGCATCCCCTGCGCCCAGCCCTACGAGGCGTTCCTACGGTGCTGCGAGTTCTGCGGCTACATGCCCGAGTCGAAAGGCCGGCGCGACCCCGCGCAGGTGGAGGGAGACCTGGAGCTGCTGGACGAGGAGACTATGGCCGCGTTGCGTGCCAGCTATCTGGAGGCCCGCCAGTCTATCGAGCAGTTCCGCTCAGAAATCGCCAGCCGCACCACGGGACGTATGAACGCCGTGATGGCAGGTAACGCGGTCAACAGGCACCGGGAGAAGCTGGCAGAGTTCGAGGCGCTGGACGAGGCCATGGGCCGGTTCGGCGGGGTGTACAAGGCGAAGGGGGAGAGCGACACGAAAATACAGCGACGGTTCTTCGCCACGTTCGGTATCGACGTGCTGTCCGCCAGGGCGCTGAAACGTGTAGACGCCGAGAAACTGCGCGGCAAGATTGACGACCTACTAAACCGGGCGTAACCTGCGCCCACTAACAGGAGAAATGCTGATGCAAACCCGAGTCGATTTAGAAAATGGCAAATACACCCTGGTTCACACTGACGGGGCGGATTTTCATGCACTCCGGAACGGTAGTCCGTGGCGGGACCTTGGGGGCGACGGTCTGGTACTGGCGGCTGCTCAAGAAATTGAAGAACTCCGCGCAAAACTGGCACGCGTCCGGCAACTAGCTTTTGAGCCTAGGGCCGTTGTGTACTCGGATGCTCCGGGATACATGCGGGATATCCGGGACATACTGGACGGTGAGGAATGACCCCGTTCGACGCATGGGCCATCCGCCATAACATTCCGTTCACCGCGCTTATGGAACTGCAGGCGATGTTCTACCCGCCCGAGCTTCTGGGGCCTGCGGATCCGGACGGGCGAATGGAGGACTACGCGCAGTCGTTGATTCGTCGGGAGGCCCCGCGCCGGGGCTGGTCGCTGTTCCGTAACAACGTTGGGGCGTTGGAGTCCTCGACAGGGCGTTGGGTCCGTTTCGGCCTAGCGAACGATAGCGCGCCAATGAATGACGTTATCAAGTCCGCTGACCTAATAGGCTTGCGCCCCGTGCTCATCACTCCGGCGCACGTTGGCAGCACTATTGGCCAGTTCGTTTCGATTGAAGCTAAGCACCCCGGATGGAAGCCCGGCGAGGACCCGAAGCGGGAGAAAGCGCAGACCGCATGGGCCGGCCTGATTCGCAGCAAGGGTGGGCTGGCGGTATTCAGCACCGGCGAGTTGCCCACTGACTGAAATAAGCGCACAATGCGCCCAAGTAACTATAACTATCAGGTGTTTAGAATTATGACGATCACCCGCGACGAGGTGCTGGCCGCTGCTCGGCAAGTCGGCGAGCGACCGACCCAGGCTGCGGTAGCGCGTAAACTGGGAATCTCCCGCCACCAACTGGTCCGCCTCATCACTCCCGAGGAGCTGCGCACCGCGGTTGGCGCTGTGGTGCCACCTGCAGACGTCTCCGCCGAGCAGCTACTGCTGGCAGCCGAGACCCTGGCCCAGCGTTCCGGCTTCGACGCCGTGACCCATGCGAGCCTCGGGGCGTTCTTCGGCCGGTCCGAGAAGTGGGCAGAGAAGCGAATCCGCATGCCGGCAGTGTGGACCCGGCTTAAAGCCCGGGGGTTCGTAGGTACCCGAAAGACGGGCGACGAGCGCCGCGCGCAGATCCGGGCCGCCGCCCTGGACATGGGGTTCACCGGCCTGACCCACCAGAACCTGGCCAAGGCCTGCGGCTGCTCCGACGTGCTGGTGCGCTCGTACTTCCCGGACCTGTCGGTGCTGGGCGACTCGCCGGCCACTGTCACCGGCGCCGAGCGCCGAGAGGCCATTATCGCCGCTGCCCGCCGCCTGCACGCTGACGGCGTGCGCCTGACCAGTGGCCGGGTAGGGCGGGAGATTGGCGTGGCTGGGTCGACTGTTCGCTACCACTTTTCCGACATGGCCGAGCTGGCGAAACTGGCTCAATAAAATAGGCGGTCCCGGTGGCCGCTTTTATTTGACTACTAGAAAAACGGGGCGTACAGTGCGCCCACTACCTAGGAGATTTAGCAGATGCAATTAGTTCTCGACCTTGAAACCCTGGGCACTGGCGATAACGCTGCCGTCGTATCCATCGGTGCCGCTATTGTGAACGGCCCGTCGCGCGTGTGGCGCATCATGCCTATGGAGGCGATGAGCCACGGCGAAACCACCCAGTCCACCCTCGACTGGTGGGCTAAGCAATGCCCGGCAGCGCGTGAGGAACTGACTGGCGTTCTGTCGACCGAGCAGGCAGTAAAAGAGCTGCGCGAGTGGGCCCTGTCCAACGGCTGGGGGCGCTCGTCGACCATTTGGGGTAAAGGCCCGTCGTTCGACTGCGTGCTACTGAAAAACGCTATGGCTCGCGTCAAGGTGCCGGCGTTCTGGTCGTTCTGGCAGGAGCGCTGCGTGCGGACAATCCTGCAGATGGTGCCCGAGGCGAACGACTTGCAGTTCGAGGGTACGCCGCACAAAGCCGAGGACGACGCCCGCCACGAGGCGCGCCAGGTAGCCATGGCACTGCAGAAATTCGGGGTGCTGTGATGCTGGATAAACTGAAATTGCTGCACGCCTACCTGGGCGGGCTGATTAAGGAAGTCGAGGCCGGCCAACTGACAGTGCTGGAGGCAACCCGCGGAACTGTGCTCAACCGAGAGGCTATTTCTGTCCTCGTTGAGCGGGTGCCCTCAGTGCCGAAGGGCTGCGACCACCAATACGTCCGTATAGCGTCCGGCGAATACCAGCGCCGGGTTTGCTTCTCAATCACTGACGAGCCGGAGGGCGAGCAATGGAACTGAAAATTGAATGGCCGGAGGGGGCTACCCACTTCTGTACAGCTTTCGGCCGCTACCCTACCCGTGCTTACCGGCTGGACGGCGAGCAGTGGTCCTACTGGACCGGCTTTGACTGGCACCCTACGCGCTTGCCGGTTCCGTCGATCTTGGAAAAACTGGTAACCCGTGAAATTCCGGAAAAGGTGGCGCGGGCCGCGCACTGCGACCGCATGTTCGGCGTTCTCCTGACCATGGCCGCCGGCGCTAACCGCAGCGGTATGGTGGAAGCCCTGTATGACGCCGGCTGCCGGCTGCCCGACACCCCGGGGCAATTTGACGCAAGGTGCGAACGGGTGACTATGGGCGTACTCGGGAAAGTGGTAGACCCGAGCCCCGGGGTTGACTGGAGCTGCAACCGGCATTGGACAGTTAACGACGTCCGCTGGGTGGTACGGGCCGCCCTGGAGCGCGAGCAATGGAACTGAAATGGGACGGCACCTGGCCGCCACCGGTCGGCATTAGTGTAGCCGCGCAGATACCGGGAGAGCGGGTGCCGGCGGTAGTTGTCGGGTACGGTGTTTGTGAAGGCAACCTGGTCGTGTTTGCATCGGGATCCGACTGGGTTTTCGTCAGCTTTGAGAACCAGCCGAACCTGTTCCCGGCCCCGGAAGTGTCGTTTACTTGGAGGCCCGAACCATGCGAGCAGTGACGCGCGGACGCACTCAAAGCACGCCCTACTCGCCGATGGACGTAGTGGTGTGCATGGCCTTGACTCTTCGGATCCACGGGACTGCGGACGCTATCCGGCAGACCGCCCGGAGCATGCGGGACAGTGCACCCTATGAGCACCGGCCGAACCTGCGCAAGCTGGCGACCACCCTGAGCGACGACAAGGTGCTGGCCGTCGCCTGGCAGATGTTCGACCAGACGTGCGAACTGATAGGGGCGACGGACGCCCCGCCACCGCCGCGGTGCCATATGAAACCGATGGTGCTGGTCCGCCACCAATGGAAATGCCAACACTGCAAGCATAAAAAGGAGCGGGTCCTGTGAAACTTTATCTAGCGTTGTGCGTGTTCGGGTGTGCGGTCAGCTCCGCGATGGTGGCCTATGAAGGCTTGTTTATTCACGCCGCCGTGCTGAGCATGATGGGGGCGGGGTTGCTGACGGCCCTCTACCTGGTAAGCATGCAGCCGGTAGCCACGGCCCGGCCGAAAACCTGGGACGAGTACGGCTACAACTGCAAGCCGTCCAAGTGCTGCGAGGGTGAACTGCTGGTGCCGATGCACAGCACGAACACTAAGCTTTGCACGGGCTGCAAACAGGAACAGCCGTGGCCGCTCGAGCCGGGGCAGAAGGGGACTTTTAGCTAATGGTCAACACAACGAAATACACCGATGAAATGGTGGCCGAGGCCCTGGCAATGCGGGCAGCCGGGCGGAAGCAGTCTGTCATACATGCCACCTTCGGGGCTGGCATTGAAATGGCTATTCGCCGAGTTCGCGAACGGGACGCAGGGGAGGAGCTACTGGCCCGGGTGATGAACCTCGGGCGGCGGCTACTCAAGCGCAAGAAGGACGGCCAGTGGTTCCGCATTCACCAAGTGTCCGGGCGCATGATGGGTGGTCGGTCGGCGGCGTACCTGGTGCCTCTGTGGGAGGGCCGCAGCCACTGGAAAACCCACGAGAAAATCCTAGACGACTATGAGGTGCATCCTTGATGCTCAGCAAGATGGACCGAGCGAGCCGTGCGCTGTGGCAGCAGGCCGCCGCCAGGGTTCGGTCGAGGAGAGCGAGCTACCAGCCTTTTCGGCCGGGTTGGGCTACTCGAACGGACTTGCGTTTCTACTTCGACTGCCACCTAAAACGGGCAAGGACCGGGCAACCATGGGATTCGTTCCACTGGGCCTGACAATTAATCCGCCCGGCCATTGCGCCGGGTTTTTTATGTCTGTAGCATGTCGCAAAATGACGCAGAGGACGCAACGTGACCTTTATCAACGCTAAGCAACTTGCTGAAATCATGGGCCTAACCGTCCGACACGTTCAACGCCTAGCCGCACAGGGCTCTATCCCCCACCACCGTCTCGGTGACCTCCTGCGATTCGACCTGCAGGCCGTCCTGGTGTCCACCGGCTGCGCGGTGACTGCTGACGACGCCGCTATTACCCGGTTCACCGCCGCCATGCGCGACAAGATGGCCAAGGGCCGCGTGGACGGGAAGCACGGGTGGGAATCGGCACCGGTGGACGAACTGCACGACCTGCTGGCCCGGTCCGCCGCGGCGCGCGACTACGCGTCCGTCGGTAACTACGCAATGATGTTGCACGAGCGGGTTTCGTTATGAGCTCCCTTCACCAGTGGGCCCGCTATTACGCCTCCCGTGGCTTTGCTGTGTTCCCGCTCGTCCCCGGCACAAAATCCCCGTTCGCCGGCTCCAACGGGAGCAGCGAGGCTACGACCGACCTGGCCACCGTAGACGCCTGGTGGACCGCGAACCCTGAGGCCAACATCGCCTGCAAACCGTCGGCCTCGTGCGGCGGTCTGTACGTGTGGGACGTGGACCCGCGTAACGGCGGCCTGGAGTCACTGGCCACTCTGCCCCCTGTCGAGTCGCCCCTGCGGGTGCGCAGCCCTGGTGGTGGCTACCACGACTACCTGGTGGCGCCGAACACTCCAGGTATCCGCTACAGCGGTGCGCCGGCCACCGGCATCGACGGCAAGTACAACGGCTATGCGGTGCTGCCGCCAAGCCTGCATCCGAACGGTGGCCGCTATGAGTGGGCCAATGGGCACGACGCGGCGCCCGCACCAATCCCGGGATTTCTGGTCAAGCACGCGGCCGTGCGTCCTGCAGGCGGCCACACCGGGTCGCTCGCCGACTCCTCCCGCATCGAGCAGGCCCTGGCCGTCATTCCACCGGACTGCGATTACCACCAGTGGGTGGGCGCCATCGCGTCGGTGAAGCACTGGGAGGACACGACCGAGGGCGCCGAGGGCCTGGGCTTCGAACTCTGCCGCGCGTGGTCCGCCGGTGACGCGCGGCACGACGACGGCGCCTTTGCGGACAAGTGGGAAACCTGGAACTCGGACGCCACCAACGCGCGCACGCTCGGCTCGCTGCTGCACGACGCTGGCCTAACCGCCGAACAGAACCAGGTGTGCCCGGCCGCAGCGTTCGCCGGTGCTGGGGAACCGTTCGCCCTCTCCAGCCCCGAGGCATCGACCGTCGAGTGGACTACCGCACCGGTGGCAAACTTCCAGGGTGACGACACCGCCGCCGAGCTGCTGGGCGACATGCTGACCGACAACCACCGTGGGTTCGCTACGCGCTGGCAGAACGGTGCCGACGTGGTGGACGACCTGTGCTGGCGCACCGGCGGCAACTGCGAGCGGGTGGCCGAGATACTGCTGCTCGGCGGCCGTACGGTCGACCGTTCTGCCATCGCCTACAACTGCGCGTACCGCACGACCTGGTACACCGTGCGGCCTCGCACGCCTGAGCAAGCTGCAGTAATGCAGGATCAGCCCACAGTATCGGTAGACGACGGTGTCCTGGTGCACGCGTTCCGGGTGTGCCTGGGGATGTTCCAGCACCTGCCAGGCCTGTTCGAGCGGGACGGCCTGCTGGTGCGGGTGACCTCCGACGGCCGGATCCTCGACCACGACGTGCACAGCCTGTCGCATCTGCTCGAGACGCACCTGCAACTGACCAAGGGCGGCAAGGGCGCTGCAGCCAAGTGTCCTGAGTCGCTGGTGCGCCGGCTCCTCGGTAACGGCGAGTTCCCGGGCGTGCGCCAGGTTAAAGCGGCCGTGCCAATGCCGACAGCGCGGGCAGACGGGTCGGTTATCACCGAGGTGGGCCTGGACCGGGAAACCGGCCTGTACCTGCTATCCGAGCCGGTGCGCGAGCCGCGGGCCCTTGTAGGAGCGGAGCTGGACGCGTGCAAAGCTCGGGTGTGGGCACCGTTCGCAGAGTTCCCGTTTGCCGACGACGCGGCCCGGGGCACGATGGTAGCCGCGCTGCTGACCGCGGTATGCCGCCCATCGTTGCCGACGGCTCCGGCGTTCTTGGTGAACGCCCAGGTGCACGGCACTGGTAAAACGCTGCTGTCTGAGGCGCTCATGATCGCCGCCACCGGTTCCCCGGCGCCGCTGACCTTGCCGGACGACCCGGCGGAGCAGGGGAAAACCCTTATTTCCATGCTGCTGGAAGGCCCGCGCGGTGTGCTGTTCGACAACGTCATGTCAGTGCTCAAGCCGAACGCCACGTTCTGCTCGGCGATGACCAGTGAGAGCTACCGGGCCCGGGGCCTGGGCGGAATGAAACTGGTGTCTGTCAGCAACCGGGCACTGTGGGTGCTCAACGGCAACAACGTAGGTCTGCAGGGCGACGTGGTGCGACGGGTAATGTCGATCATCCTGGACAGCCCGGAGAACCCCGAGTCCCGCATGCACGGCTTCGACCCCCGGACGGTGATTCGGGAAAACCTGGCGAACTACCGGGCGGACCTGCTGGACCTGCTGACTAGCTACCGGGCGGCCGGCTCGCCGCTGATGAGCAAGGAGGGCCTGGCGTCGTTCGAGGAGTGGTCGCGCCTGGTGCGCAACTGCACGCTGTGGCTGGGCTATGCGGATCCGATGGCCACCATCCGCGCTGCGCAGGCAGAGGACGGCGAGACCATGCAACTGCGCCGGATGCTGCACGTCTGGTCCGAGAGGTTCGGTGCTGAGCCTATGCTGCTTCGCGACCTGGCATCCTCTCCGTTCGAGGGCGAGGTGGCCGCGGAGTGGCAGGAGGTCTACGGGTCTATCACCACCTACAAAGGCCGGCAGGACCCCGCGCAGTTCGGGTACTGGCTGCGCCGGATGAAGGGCCGCAAGATCGACGGAATGTACTTCACGGCGAGCGAGACGCGGGGCAAGGGCGGCGTTACAAAATGGTGCGTTAAGACGCAATGAAACGGGCGGTCCTTCGGGGCCGCTTTTTATTTGACAGCTATAAAAGGCGGGCGCATACTGGGCGCACTTTCAGAGGAGTTCTAACGGTGAAAACGGCGATTCTGTTCCGGGGGTACATCGACTGGGTCTACCCTTGGCGGATAGCTGAGGGCGAGCTGTTCTACATGCTAGGAGACCATGGGGGCTATTCCCCGGTTAAATTCAATAGGTGGTGAAATGGTTACTCGGTATTTTCGTTTAGGGCAGCAGATGGCCAAGGTCGGCACGGTCGCGCACCGGGAGTTCGGGCTGGGTGCCCAGCAGTTCGTCAAGGCTGAGGACTTCGACCAGGTCGCGGGCGAGCGCAACGCGCTGCAGGCTACGGTGGAATGGTCGCGGGTTCAAAATCGGAAGCTGTCGTTCTACGCCATGGTTATGACGGTATCGGCAGGCGTGCTGGCGTTCTCACTTTTCATTGTGGTTAAGGCGGTCCTATGAGCAAGGCAAGAACGATTGAATGGGCGAGCGTAGCGGCGTGGTGGGCTGAGCATGAGCAGCAACTGCGCGACGTATTTAAGTTTGAAGGGCTCAAAGGTACGGCGGTCGAGGTGCTTCGCCTGGCGCCGGATCAGCCTGAGCTGGCTGCTTTGCGGGAAGAGCTGGCGGCCGTAGTTATGAACTTGAAGTTCGCGGAGGAAGGCTCGCTCTCATTTGCAGAAGAGGCCGATCTTTTGCAGCAGCGCCTTGCGGACGCCGAGCGGCGGAATGCGGAACTGGTTGAATTGTTACGCGAGGTTGTCGAGCTGCCAGGAGCTCGATCATTTCGACCGCGTGCACTATGGTCAAAGGTCGACGCCGCCCTCACCAAACCCGAAGAGGCCAAGTCATGAGCGAATTTAAGCGTGAAGTACGCTACACCGTAATCAAGCACAACCAATTAACCGACGCACAAACAGGGTTTCTGAAGAACTGCATCCATGGCGAAGGCATTCCTACTGTCGAAGCTGTGGTGATTGAGTCTGATTGGCCTGAGTACGAGCCAGTCTGGAAGATGATCGAGGATCGGGTAACCGGAGCCCCGATCGAAGGCGGCAAGGCGGAATACGATGCGATGGCTAAAGCCATGACCAACGATAAAACCGCAACCATGTCGCGGGAGCTGGCTCAGTTAACGCTGAATGCAGTCGAATATCTGGCATTGCGTGCCGATGACATTGGCGAATCGAATACTCCGATTGCCGAAGAACTCCGCGCCGTTCTCGCTCAGGAAGCGGGGCCGGTCGTCGAGCGGCAACTGGAAGGACCGCGCGAACGGTTTCAGAAATGGGTCCTGGCGACCGAGCATCCGGTTCTGGGTTTTCTAGATGGTCACTGGCTTGAACGAGGCGACGACCGCGAAGGCTACGCAAACGAGTATGTGCAGGGTCTGTGGGTTGCATTCAAGCAGTTCACCTCGCCGCCCGCGCCGGTATCGGTCGATGAAGGCACAACCAGCGACAAGTACCGGGCAGAGCTTTATGACGAGGTTTGGCAGAAGGCTCGCGACATGGGCTTCGCGAATGTCACCGATGCGCTGTCCAAGTTATCCACGCTGGTAGCGGTGGTGCTTCCTGAGCGCATGACTGGCCCGCGGAAGGATTTCGACTACACACGCTTTTCCGATGGTTGGAACGCCTGCCTCGACAAGGTCAAGGAGCTGAATCAATGAGCAGTTTGGTTTACAAGGCGCAGATTTACGCCAGTGCGGCGCACGGGGCCGTGGGCCAAGTCCGCAAGTACACGGGCGAGCCGTACATTGTGCACCCGGCAGAGGTGGTGCAGATCCTCCAGGCGGCAGGAATGGACCTGCCTCAGGCGTTAGCGGCTGCCTGGCTGCATGACGTGCTGGAGGACACCCAGGTGCAGCCGCAGGACCTGTTAACCGTGTTCGGGCCGGTGGTGTTGCGCCTGGTGGAGCAACTGACCGACTCCGAGGAGGGAAACCGCGCCACTCGCAAACGGCTGAGCTGTGAGCGACTAGCAGGAGCAAACCCGTACGCCAAGTCGGTGAAGCTGGCGGACCTGATAAGCAATACCCGCAGTATCGTGGACCGGGACCCGGAGTTCGCACGGGTGTACCTGAAAGAGAAAGCCGCACTGCTGGAGGTGCTGCGCGACTGTTCGCACCCGGCGCTGTGGACGCAAGCCAACGAACTACTGGAGGAATCGCTATGCAAGCTATAGCCCACCGCATTTGGCGCAACGAGTTCTCGCCTAGCGTTTGGATGGACGGCGAGCCCACAGAAACTGAGGCCCGGATGGAGCTAGAAGGGTGCCATAAGATAGAGCGGGCCTACGCGGCTGCCTGCCCCGCCGATGCACTGGAGCGGCTGCTGGCCCTGGAGCCGAACGCGGATAACCTCAAGCGCTGGCAGGAGTTGAAGGCCGAGCCGCTGCGGAAACTGGAGATAGAGCACGTAGACAACTCCT